AAGAAAAAACTCTCTCAGAAGTCTACACAAGACTATAAAGACAAGTTTGAAAATTTTAAATAGGAGTTATATAAAAGATGTCACAATTTAAGCACACCAGTTGGGGTAGAACCCGCAGCCCAAAGAACATATTATCCAAACACAGAGCAGGGACTGACGCTCTAGGTACTGCGAAAGAAATAGTACATGGCGGTGACGCAGTTGATTGCATTACAGAAAACCAAAGATTTTTGCATGTTTTTGTAAAAGGTCTTGACAATACAGATGGAGGCGACCCTTCACTTGAGGTTTTTGGAATTACCCACGCCGCGGCCACGTTCAACGCAAATGGAACTGTCAATGCTTTTAGTGAGTTTGCCTTAACAAAGGATATTCACGGCGCCGCTGTATCTCTAGCAGCTGATGGTGCATTTGCTATTATACCAATCCTGGGGTTTGACAAGGTTAGATTTAAAATTAGCTCAAACGGTGCTAACGACAAAGTTCAGTTTTACGCAGCTTGTTCCACCTTCTAAATCACCTCAAAATTTTTTCCTTCCCTTTAAACAGCCCACAACTATTTACTTAGAGGCAAAATTATTTGCCAATGCATAAAAACAGAATTTTTTAGGAGTCAAAAGAATGTCAAACCTACTTGAGAGAGCCATTGTCGACGCAAAAGCGCTCAAAGAAGCCGCGTTGAAAAACGCAGAACAACTTGTAATTGAAAAATATTCAGAAGAAGTTAAAACTGCCGTCAATAATCTCTTGGAAGAGGCACCAGAGGACGAGATGGGCATGCCCGCCGACGCCATGGGTGACATGGACATGGGAATGGACGATATGTCTATGGAAGAGCCTGTAACAGAGGAAGAGCCAGGAGCAGAAGAGATTGCTTTAGATCCTGATTCCCTTATGGGCGGACTGCCCGACTCTTTTAAGTCGGATGATGACCAGATAATCAACATTAAACTCGATTCACTCGAAGCAGAATATGAGGATGAGAACGATGAAGGTCCATTTGCTAGCGGAGACGAGATTGGCGACGACGAGATTGGTATCGATATCTTTGATGACGAAGATATCGCTGCAGATGTTGACGTAGACACCACTCCTGACATGGATACCACTCCTGACGTCGACTCAAACATCGGAGTTGACATTTCTTCTGATATGATGCAGGAAGTTCTCGCCGAGATGGGAATTAATGAAGAAGAGATTGACCTCGACGAACTCATGGAAAGAGTTAGAGTTGATTTCGAACCACAAAAATCAGGTTGGGCAGGAACACCTGAACCTATGATGAGAGAATACGAATCGATGCTGCTTGCCAGAGAGCAAGACAGTGAAGTAAAAGAAGAGAACGAGGAACTTCGAAAGAACGTTGCCGCTCTTCAAAAAGAAAACAAGACTTTAATTTCTGCGGCAACAAAGCTTCAGAATCAGAACAAGAAATTTGACACAGCTTTTGATACTTTGCAAGAAAAGCTGGAAACCATGAATGTTTCTAACGCAAAGTTGCTGTATATAAACCAGGCCTTAGAGAATGCCTCCTTGAATGAGCGACAAAAAAGAAAAATTGTCGAAGCCATTTCCAAAGCCGAAACAGTACAAGAAGCAAAGATAGTCTTTGATACAATGAATGAAACTGTTACAACTACTTCAGACGTGAGGAAGAGTGCAACATTAAATGAAGTGGTATCGAGAAGGTCATCGCTACTTGTCGCGGCTCGTAATGAGCAACCAAACAAGGAAGCCAATCCTTTGTATAATAGAATGCAGAAATTGGCAGGGATAAAGACACAATAAATCTAAATTAAATTTATAGAAAAGGAGGTGATTTTATAATGTCTGTTTTACAAAAACTAACAGAGGGCGTCCAGCATCGCGATATGCAAGCTGAAGGCGCAGCTCTACTAAACAAATGGGAAGCTACCGGCTTGCTAGAGGGCCTTTCTCAAGGCCAAGCTAAGCAAGGAATGGCAGTTCTTCTCGAAAACCAAGCCAAGGAGCTTCTTCGCGAAGCATCCTCTATGGCAGCTGGCGATGTCGAAGGCTTCGCAGCAGTTGCTTTCCCAATCGTTCGCCGTGTATTCGGTGGATTGATTGCAAATGATCTCGTTAGCGTTCAGCCAATGAGTCTTCCAAGTGGATTGATTTTCTTCTTGGACTTCACTCATGAAACTTCTGGAGAGTCACTCTACGGCGGCCGCAAGGTTGCTTCCGAAATCGTTGACGGCGTTACTCCGGACGGAGGTTTTTATAACCTCGGCACAGGCAAGTCCAACGCTATCGTACGAGGCGCGGACGCAATCAGCCTTGCAAGTACAAACGAAGCAGTTACTGCTGCTAACGTCGGGAAGGACCAGGATTTTGACCCTGACCTCGGCGCACACGTTTTGATTTCTGCTGGCAGCGACCCGTTCGCAGCTGCAGGTATCGACCTCACAGCTGCCGAGTCCACTGCCGAGGCTAGCGCTCGTCGCCAGCTTGACCCAGGTGTTCCACAGGCTTTGTCACTACGCGTACTTGCCATCCAGGGCGTAGCCGCCGCAACAGGCACACTGCAGTTTGCTCTTAAAGACGGCATGGAAGCTGTAGTGTTCCAGTCAGACGGCGGCGCAATCTTTGGCCAAGCCGCCACCGACCACGATTTTCAGGCTGTTGTTTTTCGCACCATCCGAAGACTTACGAGTGTTGCAACAGAGTCCGTTAACGGTCTTAAGAGCATCAGCGGATTAAAGAGAATGGTTATTGAGCCAAGCGTTGTAATAGACTTGGGTCTACCAACACTCTACGGCCACGCGGATGCCGACACCACACAGGCTTCATTGGATGCCCTTACTGATGCAAACAAGGATGCCATCGTTGCAGAGATTGAGAGACTTAAAGCTCTTGGCACCGCCAACGCCGCTGTCGACGCGGTAAGCACTGCACAGTGGGGAGTTGAAGTTCATGGTGCAGCTTCGAGTTGTAGACTTGAAGGTCCCGCAAGAGACCAGCTTGCCACAGGCGGAGGCCTAGGTTCTATCGTTGGTGCTGATATATGGGCACTTGAAGAGCCTACGCCAGGAACTGGAAACTCTGGGTCTACTTCGAATAAGAATGCGATTGCAGAGATTGACATCAAGGTTGACAGCATCGCTGTTACTGCACAGACTAAGAAACTGAAGGCCAAGTGGTCTCCAGAGCTTGGTCAGGACCTCAACGCTTATCACAACCTCGACGCAGAGGTTGAGCTTACTGGTATTCTTTCAGAGCAGATTGCTTTGGAAATCGACCGTGAGCTTCTTGGTGAGCTTGTTCGCGGAGCAACCGCCGGTACTCGTTACTGGTCACGCGCTCCAGGTCTTTTCGTTAACTCGGAAGGTGTTGAGCAGGGCGCTAGTTCTGCAGCTCCTGACTTCACTGGTACTGTCAGTGAGTGGTATGAAACCCTCATTGAGACTATCAACGATGTTAGTGCTCAGATCCACAGAAAGACGCTCCGCGGCGGTGCAAACTTTGTTGTTTGTTCTCCTGAGGTTGCGAACATCTTGGAATTCACTAGTGGTTTCCGCGCAAGCGTAACTGCTGACCAGGACAGAGGCACCATCGGTGCTGTTAAGGCTGGTAGCTTGAGTAAGAAGTTTGACGTTTACGTCGACCCTTACTTCATCCGAAACGTTGTCCTCGTTGGGCGTAAGGGTAGTTCATTCCTCGAAAGTGGATATGTCTATGCTCCATACGTGCCATTGCAGGTCACGCCAACCATTTTCGGTACGGAAGACTTCGTGCCACGTAAGGGTGTTATGACCCGTTACGCCAAGAAGATGGTTAGACCAGATATGTATGGTCTAGTTATTGTACGTGGTCTCCTTGGTGAGTCCGGTGCAACAGCCTAATAGCTGAAAACAGCGATTAGATAAACTTAACCCCCGGTCATTAATTTGGTCGGGGGTTTTGTTTTTTCTGGCACTAGTTATTAGTGATTGTAATGATACACCCAGTTTCATGACATGATTATAAATGGTAAAACCAATGGAGGGTTATAAAATGGGTACAAAAAGAGTAGGGCTGGCGAGAGTCCAGTCATTAATGGAGAATTTGAAGAGAGAAATCACTCTCGGAGCAGGAACTGGTTTTCAGGGCCTTGCTCTCGGCGCTCAGGCCGTTGCCGCAGCCGGCAACGCCCAGGGAAACGCCGGAGCTATTGCTGCATTAGGCGGTGCAGTTGTTTTGGTCTCTGGCGGCGATGGCACCAAGGGAGTTGTTCTTCCAGCACTAGCTGATGTTGCAGACGGCCATATTTATCTTATACAAAACAATGCGGGAGGCACTTTGGAAGTGTATCCTGCATCTGGTGATAAGATTTTACCGGCCGCCGATAACGCTGGCATCACTGTAGCTACAAACGCCATGTTGGTTGTAGCTAAAGCAGACGGCGTTCAGTGGGTTGGGTTTGAGCCAACTGTAGTAGCTGCTTAATAAGATTTAGCAAATCTTCTAAAAACCCCCTTCCAATCCTGGTTGGGGGTTTTTTTATATCCAACCTATTTATTATATAACACGAAAGGATATTCCCATGGGAAAGAAAGCAAGAAAATTAAGAAGCCCAAAATATGCAAACAAAGCATCGGCACTTAGAGACACATTCGCAAGACTGCGAGGGCAAATAACAGAAACAGTAGAGACAGTAGTAGAGGCGCCAACAGAGATTGCCACGAAAGCTGTTGAACCAGCACCGGAAGAAACAAAGCAAAACCCTAATGCTCTAAAGTTCATAAAGGAAGATAAGGAAACCCAGCTTGAGGAGCCCAACGTTGAAGCGCCCAATCTAGAAAAGCCAGAGACAATAATTAAAACGACTCCGGCAGTTAAGAAAACTCCTACAACCAAAAAGACTACTTCTAACACGCCAAAGAAAACTACTTCTGCAACACGCAGGCGCCGCACTACGAAAACAAAATCATAAGCCTAGGTTAATTGCTAGCCTCAACAACTATTTATATTGATAAACTATATTTAGCGAGGGACAAAAATGTCTGTACCTACATTAACACCAGCAAGTACACTGCTTGCAATTGTCTTGCCGGCTACGGGCTCAACATATAACGTTAACAGCACGGCGCCGTATAAGATATACTCAGATGAAGACTCACCTTTGTATTCTTTGCAATTCCTAACTGGAGCAATGGATCAAGTATCATATGTATACAAGAAACTCGGCGGAGACGTTCTGGATTTAGAACTGACAGAGGGCAACGTGTATGCAGCTTACGAAGAATCGGTCCTAGAATATTCCTACCTTATAAATGTCCATCAGGCGACGAACATACTGTCAGACGCACTTGGAAACACAACAGGGTCCTTTGACTCGGACGGAAACATTCTGCCAGGAGCGTTATCTTCATCTCTTGAAGGGGGCCATGTTGCACTGAAGTATCCCAAATTTGATTATAGCATGACTCGACGCGTCGCAAATGGTATTGGCTCGGAAATCGGCCTGAACGGCTCAACACAGTTCTCTGCATCGTTTAACGTAATTGTTGGAGAGCAAGACTACGACCTTCAGCGAATAATAGAGACCTCGACAGAACATTCAAGTACTGTCGCTGGCAAAAAGGTTCTTATAAAGAAAGTGTATTACAAGACGCCCCACGCAATGTGGAGATTCTTTGGCTACTACGGTGGGTTAAATGTTGTTGGTAATATGCACAACTACGGACAGTTCTCAGATGACTCAACGTTTCAATTGATTCCTGCCTGGCACAACAAAGCACAGGCCCAAGCATTTGAAGACGCCATTTATACTAGAATGTCTCATTGGTCATATGAATTGAAAAATAACAAACTTAGATTGTATCCTATCCCACAGACGGCTATGCAAGCAAAGATGTGGGTCGAATTTTCTGTACCGCAAGACGTGTGGCAGAATGATGACAAGGCTACTGACGGTGTCAACAACATGAACACGCTGCCGATCGGAAACTTACCTTATGAGAGTATCAATTCAATAGGTAAACAGTGGATTCGCCGATTCGCTTTATCTTTATGCAAGGAGACCCTCGGACAAATACGCTCAAAGTTTGGAACGGTACCCATACCAGGAGAGTCGGTCACGCTCAATGGCGCCGCTTTAATCTCCGAAGGTAAGGACGAGCAGCAAAAGCTAAGAGAAGAGCTTAAAACCACCTTGGCGGAGCTTACATATGCTAAGTTGGCAGAGCAAGACGCCAACATGCTTGATAATACCGAAAAGGTACTCGATAAAGTACCGAATTACATTTTTGTAGGATAACTTTTTATGTCAGATGATAACAAATGGTCACAACCGGACTCTCCACCTCCTCCACTCTTTGTTGGAGAGAAGGAAAAGAATCTAGTAAAGCAAGTCAACGACGAAATTATAGAAAGAGTTGTTGGGCAGACAATTGTATACTATCCAATAAGCTTGGAACACACAAATTACCATGATCTTTATGGAGAAGCCGTAAAGAAGAACTTTCACAACCCTGTTCGAGTGTATGCAATGGTAAAATATGAATCTCAGACAACAACTGTAACCCCGATGGGCGTCGACAGGATTGAACGAATAAACGTCGCGTTCCACAAGCGCCGCTTAACAGAAGACCAGAACCTTTTCGTTAGAGAGGGGGACTTTATTCAATATGGGGTGCACTTCTATGAGATATTGACTCTTGAGGAGCCAAAATGGCTGTTCGGACAAGTAGAGTCAAGCTTTGAGATAGCAGCATCGTGTGTAAGAGCAAGAGAAGGGCTGTTCAATGTCTGAAATTAACAACAAATACGACAAAATATACTTTGACCCATCGACTATCGAAACCATTGACCGCTCAGTGTATGGGTTCATCAGAGATTTAAAGCTTTACGCAGATACGAATAAGGGAAGAATAGAGGTGCCAGTACTTTGGGGTACGGCAGAGAGAGGATTCCTAACGAAAGAAGCTAAAGAAGCTAGAGACCAGCAAGGAGCCTTGATATTTCCAGTAATCACAGTAAGGAGGACGGGTATAACCAAGCCTTCCCCTGGTTCCGGTATATTTATAGGTAACGTGCCACCAAACTCTGACCACCAGGGAGGTTCTCTTCCTGTAATGAGAATCATAAATCAAGAAAAAACCTCCAACTTCGCAACAGCAGATGCAAAAAAGAAGCACGGAGATGAAAACCGCCCTAGAAACAACAAAAAGATTGTTTATAAGACAGTCAGCGCCCCTATGCCAGTGAATGTCGAAATGATGTATGAGATAAACATCAGAACCGAGTTTCAGCAACAAATGAATGAGCTAATCTTGCCGTTTGTTACAAAGCCGGGCACAGTGCGCGCCATAACGTTAACTCATGCAAAGCACAGATACGAAGGGTTCATTGATGGTCAATATCAAATCGGAGACAATCTAGATAACTACAACAATGAAGAGCGCAAGTTCGAATCGAAGATAAATTTAAAAGTTATTGGATATTTAATTGGTGAAGGAAAGAACGGAGAGAAACCATTCTTTTCAGTTCGAGAGAACGCAGTAGAAATCAAGCTTCCCAAAGAAAGAGTAATTATTGATCCGAAAGAAATAGATAAATACAACCTTTAAAAAATAACAAAAACGTTATATTATAATAAATAAATCAATCAACATTATAGAAAGGAGACATACCATGTCACAAGAAATTGATAACCAACAAAAAGAGAATGAAGCTGCCGATGCAGAGGTCGTAGAGGTATCTTGGGAGGATGCGAAAGAAACAGTAGAAATTAGGAAAATGCTGTTAGAAACACAGCAATACCTGTCGCAAATGCTCTTGGAGCACGAAAAAAGAAAGAGTTCTCTACTCAGAAACGTAGAAGAGCTGGAGAAAAACCTGTATGAAACAGCCACGGCCTTACAGCATAAATTCGATGTCAACCCAGAGTGGACTTACGAGTTTAAGCTGCCTACGCAAGAAGGGGAGAAGGCTTACTTTATTCGCAAAGTCGATTCATAGAAACTACTTATACTTGTAGGCCCCACAGCTACATAAGAAGTTAGGAATTCGTAAGGTTTCTAATTAAAAACATACGCGACATGGGAGTGACAAATGTTTAGGACGAGTGACATAGGAATAGCAGCATATTTGCAATTAAAAGGCTTCAAGATTAAAGAATGCAAGAGACTAGAAACTGGAAAGTTTCATTTCTCTTTTGAAGACCCGGAAAACCAGTGTCCTTCAATATCGTTGGAATTTTTAGATTCCGATTTTTGTCGTTTTGACAACATCGTGCGCAACCTCAAGAAAATCCTCTTCTCTTGAGAAAACTAAAAACTATTTACAACGCCTGTTTGTTTTATATTCTTTAAGACCTTTTTTCACCTAGCATTTTTTCACCTAGCATTTTTTCACCTGATATATTTTACTGAATAATGTTTTTTTAATATAATTTAAAAAGAACTGTTAATTGCCAACTGAGGCAATTCATAAAGCTATATATAGGAGAAATTATAATGGCAAAATCAAAAATTAATCAAGGGCAGATTCAAAAACTCGTTTCAGATAACGCCCTCAAAACGATTGCAATCGATATCACCGGTTCAGCAGTCCACTCAACAGTCGTCGCGACGGACGAATTTATCGTCCAGGCGGCTTCAACCGCTCAAGCGAAAAGCGTAACAGCTGCAGCAATGCAGAACTACTTCTCTAACACCGACCTCGTCGCAGCAGAAGACAATGTATCTTATAAGCTTGTTTTCGCTTCAGGATCTGGTGACTCACAAGTTCTCAAGGTCGACGACGATACTCTGACTTGGAACCCGGCTCAGGAGCTGATGACCATGGCAGGAGGTGCACTTCAATCCGATAAATTCAATATTGCAGGTACCTCAAATTACCTGAACATCCAATCGAGTGACCTGACAGTGATCGCAGCTGCAGATATTCATCTCGACCCAACAGGCGGCGCAGTTAATATAGATGGTAATCTTGTTTCTTATGCTGACGGCACGGACAATATCGGTGACCCAGGCGGCTTCGTAGCCGGCACTTCAACAGATATTAGAACTAACATCGTGTCCGGCCAGACTATCTCGATGTCTGACTCTCAGAGCCAGGCAATTCTTTTCGGCTCAAGCCTGTCAGCCGGCTCTGGAGCGTCAGCACCTTCCGGGATTACAACAAGTACCTTGCAGTCTGTAAGTCTCAGCGGCTTCAGTTCTGATAGGTCAGGTACACTACCCTTCAGTGGCAATAGTGGTGCTTCTGTATCCGCTGGTACTGTTATGTCACTTGAGGACAGCGGCGGAAACAAGTTTTTCTTTGTTGTGGTCGAGGATTACACAGGTGGTTCTAGTAGCACTACCATGAAGATTCATGCTCTTAGCAACATCAGTGGCCACTCTACCTCAGTTTCATCAATCAGCGATATTAAACAATACAGTTCGATATCAGGAAGCGGCGGCTTGTCTGGCGTTTCTGCGAGTAAGGGTTCCCTGTTTTCTTACACTGACGGAAGCTCGCCTGCAAACAACTTTGTCTTTGAACTGGAGGCAGCTGTTAGTTCTGGTAACGCATGGGGCTTCGTTGCTGACCCGAGAGATGATTTGAGTGATGGTTCTTCTTTTACTTCGGATAGTTCTTTTGCAAGCTCTGCGATTAACGGATCCGAGACGGTAAGAAACGCATGGAAAACTCTTTACGTAGACGACGCTGTATTTGCCGGCGCAGTTTCTGGCATAACAACCATTGCGGCCTCTAGTAACGCTACAATAGAAGGCATCGTTTCTGGTGCTGCAGGTACTTTCGACGCGCTAGCGGGTACATCCCTTGCGCTCCAGTCTGGTGGCATCACCGCCGCTGGTGCAATTGCTGGCGCCACAACCATTGATGCATCAGGCGACCTAACGGTTGGCTCTATAACAAATACAGAGTTTACTGTTGATGCAAGTGGTAACACTGATATTGATGGTACTTTGAATGTCGAAGGAGTACCAACTTTCCAGGCTGGCGCAGTCTTCTCCGGTGGTGTCACAACCGCTAATGCGATCGCCGGCGCAACAACCATTTCAGGTTCTGGTCAATTTTCGATGTCCCACATCGATCTCGACGGAACTCTCAACGCTGGTGGTAAGGTCACTGTAGTTGGTGTCTCTGATCTAGATGGCGGCGTCAACGTCAATGATGACTTCACTGTTGATACGGATGGTAATGTTGTTGGTGTTGCTGGAACGCTTAGTGGACTTGCGTCCCTCGATGGTGGCGTCAACGTCAATGACGCCTTGACAGTCAGTACTGCTGGCGCAATTTCTGGCTCATCAACGCTTCATAATAATGGCGCTGTCACTCTTGGAGCAACTCTAGCGACGACGGGTTCTATCACTTCTGGTGGTGGCATCGTCGCCGGAGGCGCAATATCTTCTGCAACAAGTATTGATGGCTCAGGTGATCTTACCATGGGCACAATCACAATGACCAACTTCTCAGTTGGCGCAGGTGGCGCAGTCTCAGCCGAAGCATCTGGCACAGGCCTGGCCGTAACACACAATGCAACTGTCGGCGGTAACCTTACCGTAACTGGTGACCTTACCATAAACGGCGCCACGACAACGGTTGAAACCACAAATCTTCTAGTGGAAGATAGTTTGATTGAGATCGCCCGCGGCAATAGCGGCTCTAGAGCATCCAATGCAGGCGCTGGTCTGTATATTTCTGGATCTACACTCGGAGCGGACATCTCTTTGGTCGCCGCGGCCGACGGTGGGCGCTTGAAGGCTAGTGGTTCAACTGCTGGTTTCGACATCCAGACTGGTGGTGACTACGCAATTAACAACGCTTCTGTCCTTAGTGCAACAACTCTCGGGAGTTCTGTAGTTAACTCAAGCTTAACTTCTCTTGGTACGCAAGCAGAAGCTCTGGTTATGGGCAGCCAAGGCATTACTGGCTGTGGTTCGATTGCTGGTGCAACAAGTATTGATGGCAACGGTGACCTTACCATGGGTACAATCACAATGACTGGCTTCTCTGTCGACGCTGACGGCGACACTTCTGTCAAGACACTTGATGTCAACTCTGGAGGTATTACAGATGCCGGCGCAATCGCTGGTGCAACTACTATTTCTGGCTCTGGTCAATTATCTTTGGCAGTTGGAATTAGTGCTGCAAACGAAAACTTCACTGTAAGCAGTGGAGGTGCCGTTGTTGCTGTTGGTATCAACGCCGGTGGCGCCATTTCTGGCGCTACGACCATCGACGCTTCTGGTGACCTAACGGTTGGCTCTATAACAAATACAGAGTTTACTGTTGATTCGAGTGGTAACACTGATATTGATGGTACTTTGAATGTCGAAGGCGTACCAACTTTCCAGGCTGGCGCAGTCTTTTCTGCCGGTGTCACAACCGCAGGTGCAATTGCGGGAGCAACAACTGTTTCTGGTTCAGGCCAGTTCTCAATGTCTCACATTGATTTAGATGGTACTTTGACCGCCGGCGGCATTGTATCCGGTTCGAGCTTCCTTGATATCAATCATGGCAAGTTGAGAATTGGCGGAACCGCGGTTACCGCAAACGCGTCGGAACTCAATTTACTTGATGCTAGCGAAGGCTCTGATATAGCTCTGGCAGCTGCAGACGGTGTCCTCTTCGCGGATGCTAGTGACAGTGGTACTAACCACTTGATGAAGAAGGCGACAATGCAAAACATTGCTGATTTGTTAGGCGCAGGCGACGGGTTACAAGTTAACGACTCAACTGCCGCAATCTCAATCAGTTACCAACTTCAGCATTTCTCGGGCTCTACTGGTTCTGCTGGTTTGTATGCTAGTAGTTCTGGTCCCACCAACTTGCAACGAGTTGGTTCGTCTTACAGCGGACTGTACGCCCCACTCGACGAAGAAATCGTAGTTGGGTCACTTCAAGTTTATTTGAATGGCATGTTGCAGGTCAAGTCAGGCTCCATCGCTGGTACTTTCGACTATGAGCTTCTGACTTCGGGTTCAACCGCAAACAAATTAGTCAAGTTTGCAGAAGAGCCAGAAGATGACGATGCAATCATAATCCAGTATATCAAGAAGTAATATAGCCCACCTAGTTCTTGAATTTCCTACCTCAGCCCGCCTTTTTGGCGGGCTTTTCTTTTTCTTCTTTCCGTTAGAACATACAAAAACTATTTATTAAGTAAAATAACATTTGTATGTCCCCCTCAAAAAGGAGAAGATAATATGGCATCTAGAAAATTTAGATTTGTTTCACCAGGAGTCTTTCTTAAAGAGATAGATAATTCCCAACTTCCTGGCCAGGCACCGGGTATCGGTCCGGTCATTATAGGTCGCACCAGAAAAGGCCCAGCGATGAAACCTTATAAAGTAAAATCATTAGAAGAATTCGAGAGAGTATTTGGTAAACCAATGCCCGGGAATGAAGGGGATGACCCCTGGAGACAGGGTACTGATCTCTTGGCAGAATCTTATTTGCCGTATGCAGCGAAAGCTTACTTATCAGCAGGAATAGACTCTCCAGTGACAGTCGTGCGTCTCGCCGGCGTCCCCGGTGAAGATTCAGTTGCAGACTCTGCAGGTGAGCCAGGTTGGAAAGCCACAAACGCATGGGGACTGTTCATGTTCGCATCAAGCTCTGCTGCGACGATGGCAGCGTCTTCTCCAAAGCTTGAGCTGGCGGGTGTCTTTTATGGTACCTCGGCTGATTTCCAGATAAAACTGAAAGGCCAGTCACTTTCAGGTTCAACCACTCACACAGCTGATCCAGGAACTCCTGTTTTATTTAGTTCAACGTCAAATCGGCTAAGTTTGATGCTGTCTGGTTCAAGCAGTAGAACAAAAGAAGTAAAGTTTTTAGCAGAAGAGATAAGAAAAGATTTCAATACAAACCCAGTGGCTACAAATTCAAGAATAATGACACCAGCGTCTGAAACTCTTGCTGATGAATACTGGCTCGGAGAAACATTTGAAGAATCAATCAGAAAGTTTGAATCTTCAATAACCGACTCCAACAAACGCGCCGCAGTAGTACTCAAATTAGATGACGAGATGGCAGTGTTCCGTTCTGCAAAGCATTCTTTAAATGCAGCTAGAACTGGATGGATTGTCGGGAACGATACAGCGATGGACAATTCCACGTTCAGTGTGGCTTCTCAGCAAAAGCTTTTTAGATTGATTGCAATCCAAGAAGGTGCAGAGGCTAACTCAAACTTAATCACCGCAATAGAGGATATAACTATTCCACGTGAAGGTGAGCAGGGAGATAGACTCTATGGCACCTTCAGTGTTGTAGTGAAGAGAATAACCAGCACTCGTTTGGAAGAGATTGAAAGATTCGATAATTGCAACTTAAATCCTAGTTCTGATAACTACGTCGCAAAGATGATTGGTGATCAGTACTTTGAGTGGTCCGCAACTGAAAAAAGAAACAAGCTGTACGGAACGCACCCAAATATTTCTGAACTTGTACGAGTGGACATGGACAGGATATTCGACGCAGGACAAGGACCATCCAACAAAGAAACCGTTCCTTTCGGCTTCTTGGGTCCAATAGTTCCAAAGACTCTCACGGATGATGCAAACGCTAGCGTTATAGATTTCGCTAAGGCTACGGCTGGCCACTGGATAGACAGTAATGTCGCGTTGAATACTGTTCTCGGTCTTACCGCTTCATGGGGAGAGTTTCCGCTGGTCATAACAGGGTCTTCTGATTCTGGGTATTACATGGGAGCCACGCCTTACAAGAGAACTTATGTCTCGGGCAACGCTGCACAAGTGTCGGAAGAAATAAACCCGGGCTATTCAGACCACACTCGTAGATTGGCAGACCTCGATGTAGCCAAATTAACTACGGACCAGGATGACGGCACGGCAACAGCGAACATCACAGAGCATGCATTCAGCTTCTCAATGGACGAAGTTGTCCTAGTGCCATCCCCTGTTAACAATATAGCCACAGCCAGTATAACAAGAGCTTCTGAAGTATCGGTCGCTCGATATGAGTCGGGTTCCAAGAACGGTACCTTCTCGACTGCAGTAATCACGCTTTCGGGACAGTTAACTGACAACGCGACATTGGTATTATTGTCTGCAGACGGAACTTCGGTTTCTTATCGCGCTGCCGGAGGCAATAGTCAGGCCTCCGGCGACCTTACTTTCAACAGAACAAACGGAACACTTGCAGCTGCAGGTCTCAAGTTGGCGATCGAACATACGAATGGGCACGCCGGAAAGATTCTGGTATCCGTCGACGGCGGCGTTGTGACTTTGACCCAAGGTACCACCGGTACCACCGGTGACAAAGACATTAGTGGCACCTTGCGAGGTACTGCTAACGCCACTGTGCCAGCCAAGTTCACTGGAGGGGTAAGCCCTGCTAGTTTTTCCGGTGTCCTCGCAGCAGCCTCTGGTAAAGCGTCCGCGCTTCGACCATTGACAGAAATTGTAAAGGGATTCCATGTCCCTCTAGCTGGCGGCTTCGACGGAACAGATATAACTGAAGCTAACCCATTTAACAACAACACGTTAAATGGAAAAACAACCGCTAACTCTTATGCATACGCGTCAGTCGACCGAGCAATTGAATTGGTCAAGGATGCTGAAGCAATTGAGCACAACCTAGCCCTATTGCCAGGTATCACAAACACTTCGCTTACTACTAAGTTAGTTAGAGCGTGTGAAGCGAGAGGAGACTCACTGGCCATCATAGACTTGCCAAGTGTTTATGTTCCTCCTTCGGAAGATGCATGTGATAGTTTCGACAAGAGAATACAGACAACACCAGAGAAGGCTTCAGCTGCTCTCGTGAAGAGACAATTGAATTCTTCTTACGGTGCTGCTTACTATCCTTGGTGCAAGATTAGAGATGATCAGAACTCAAGGGATGTGTGGGTACCACCTTCAGTTGTTGCTCTCGGCGTCATGGCTTACACCGAAAAGAGAGATGAAGTCTGGTTCGCACCAGCCGGATTCAATCGAGGCGGCCTCAATCAAGGAAATGCAGGAATTCCTGTACTTCAGGTATCTGAGCAGCTTCTATCGAGAGATAGAGACACTCTATATGAGGCAAACATTAACCCAATCGCATCTTTCGTATCGGAAGGATTGGTTGTGTTCGGACAGAAGACGCTCCAGTCGACTCAGTCGGCCCTAGACAGAATCAACGTTAGAAGGTTGTTAATCTTCATCAAAAAGGTTGTCTCTAGAATATCGAACAATCTTCTCTTCGAGCAGAACGTACAGGAAACTTGGAACAGATTCATCAACGCTGTCGTACCGGAACTTCAAAGCATAAAGACCCGATTTGGCCTTTCTGATTTCAAGGTTGTCTTGGATGACACTACAACCACCCCGGATTTAGTAGACAGAAATGTGATGTACGCAAAGATTTTCTTGAAGCCAGCGCGCTCCATAGAATTCATTGCAGTTGACTTTGTAATAACAAACACCGGCGCCTCTTTTGATGACTAAAAAAAAGATGCGACGTAACTATATACTATTAGGAGACCTATAATATGTCAGGAAATAACTTTTGGACACAACCAAACATCGAGCCAAAAAGAAAGTTTAGATGGCTCTTGTACTTTGCAGGAGCACCACAGTTTATAATCAAATCAGTAACGAAGCCTTCTTTTCAGGTAGGCTCATCTGCACATAACTTTTTGCAGCATCAGTTTCATTTTCCTGGTAGAGTTACATGGCAGGACATTAGTGTCACCTTGGTCGACCCAGTCAACCCAGACGCCACCGACTCCTTGTATTCAATCATAAAGTCTGCAGGTTATGTTTTGCCAACAGAGGTTCTAGACGACGACGCAGGTAAAAGAACTATATCCAAAAAGGCCATGGTTGAGAGTTTGGGCAACTTTATAAGAATAGACCAGATATCAGCTGAAGGTTCAAACGAAATTATTGAATCGTGGAGAATCAATAACCCACAAATAACTTCAGTTAACTTTGACAGCTTGGACTACACCTCAGATGACGGCATTAACATTCAAGTTGGAATAAAGTACGACTGGGCGGAACTAAACCCTGCAGAAATCACCGTTAAGAAGGGCGGAGTTTGGACACCCAGTGTAAACCCCACACCAGGTAATACCGACAACAATTAAGTCTTAAAGTATTAACCATTGCCTGTTACAATATATAAAAAAGAAAGCGAGTAATAATGACTAGAAATTCTAGAAAGTTAAAACCACAAACCAACTCTGAGTATAAAGAGTCCCCCAAACAAGAAGAACAAAAGGAGCCTGAGGTACCCAAGCCTCAGGCGCCAAAACAACCAGATAACCCTTTTGGATTATCTTTTGTTGTTCCAACTGAATTTGTTGACCTGCCTTCCTCGGGAAACTACTATCCGCTGACCAGTCCACTTTCTGCAGTGGAGAGGGTAGAGATAAAGCACATGACCGCGAAAGAGGAAGACATTCTGTCCTCTGTGACCGAATCTGATTCTAGTGCTTTTGAAAAGCTGATTGATAGTCTCCTCTTGGATGATAATTTAAGTGCGGACATGTTCCTAGAAGAAGACAAAATGGCTATCCTTTTGAAGGCTAGGACGACCGGCTATGGCAACGTGTACGAATCCGTAGTGATGTGCACAGGTTGCAACGAAAGGACAAAACACGTTTTTGATTTGTCAAAAGTTTCAAAAACCAAGATAGACGAAACAGAGATAGTTTATACACCGGAAACAAACACATTTAGACATATATTAAAGATTTCAGATGTTGAGGTTGAACTAATAAACCTCACACCTGAGTATGAAAAAGAACTGGAAGAAGATAAGAAACAAAAAGAAAAGTATAACCTTCCATTCAACTATACACTAGCGTTTTTAGATAAAACAATAGTATCAGCTAACGATATCACTGACAGAAAGCTTATCAAACAATTGATTGATGTTCTTCCTGCCTCTGATGCAAAGCAGATACTTAGATTCTATAGCGCTTGTCGGCCGACGCTGAGTACAATACAAGAGGTGTCGTGTGAGGTCTGTAAAACCAAGACTGAAAGAGAGGCGCCTATCTCTTGGGCCTTTTTTCGTACCGACATCTAACTACATCAAGAACGTCGTATACGAGGAAATTTTCTTTTTATTGAAAGAAGGAAACTTTTCGTTCACTGAAGCGTACAACCTACCAATCGGACTCAGAAAGTGGTTTGTCAGTAGAAACCTAGAAGACATCTCAACTGAGCAAGAGTAATAATCGTTGAAGCGTGCTAATTATACTGTAGTATCAATACTGCTGCTAACGTTTAACGGAGATTGACAATGTCAAAACACGACGACCCCAAAAGACCAGGTATAGTCTCCAAAGCCGGAGAAGCTGCCAAAGGAGCGCTAACACCAGCAGCCGCCCAGAAGCTCATTGCGAGAGTTAAGCAGCTAGAGGAGCAACTTCAAGAGTCGAAATCAACTTACGAGGTCGACGCCCCTGGTCTGACCATGTTGGGTAATATTGACGACAAAAGGCTGAAAGTCATAGACGAAACCCTCAAGAGGTTAAACGCAACTGGCCTCACCTTCGCCCCAGGAGGAAAAACAAACGCTGCACTAGAATCTGTCGCAAGCACTTTTGACAGAATGACGGGCAATGCGGGCATGGGAGCCAAAGCGGTCGAAGAGTTGACCCAGAAATTCGCTCAATTCGGTGTCATGACTGAAAACATGAAAGGCGGCCAAGAGCTAGCAGAAGATTTTGCAAACCAAGCCGCGGCCCTTGATCGTCTGGGTCTAGGCTTCGGAGAATATACCAAGAACATGGACTTGGCCATGAACATGTTCAACCTTTCGTCGGATAAAGTAAAAAGCCTAAACCAAGGGCTGTTCGATTTCGCTGAACAGATGAAGATGATGCCATCGGTTGTATCACAAAACTTCCAATTGGTCGCCAAATCATTGTCATATGAAGCTCCTAAGGTAGCGGAGCAGTTCAAAAAAATGCAAAGACTCAGTCAACAAACTGGCGTCTCTATCGGCACGTTCATGGGTGGTATGGGTGAAAAGCTAGATACTATCGGCGGAGCAGCACAATTCACTGGACAACTTAATGCTATATTAGGGCGAAATGTCTTCAGCCCAAATCAAATTCTCATGATGGACGAAGCAGAGAGAATGGTAAAGATAAGAGAAGTCTTGCAAGAATCTCCAATCTACAACGAAATAGAAAGCGGCGGAAAGCTAGGCAAGTTTGCTTTGAATACCATTTCAAAGCTTACAGGTTTCAGTAAGGAAGATACAAGAAAGTACATACTAGGAAAAGAAAACGACGGTTCCTTGAAAACGCTTATGGCCAAGAAGGCTTCAGGAGGCAGAGTCACTGGTGGCGAGACAAAAGATGGTGACAAGGCCGCGGCCGCTAAACAGTTTTTTGGAAAAGGAGACTCTAAAGCTTTAGAAAATAGTTTAGAAAGATTGGCCACTGTAATAAAGAATGTGTCCCTGAATCCATTCGATCGGGCCTTCGTAGAGGATAGGGCGAAGATGATGCCGAAAACCAGGGGGGGCTTAATCGCGGAAGACACACTGCAGAGCATGGCGCTTCAAGGTTTAGCTCGATTTGGCACCGATACCGACATAGAAGAAAGCCTGGGAATCAAAAACATAAAGGACCTCGATGCCGACTCCTTCAGGCGCTCCCGTTTTCGCTTTTCTCAAGTAGGCGATTTGGTTAAAAAGATTCAAACCATGGACGAAGGCGATGACAAAACGCAGTTCCAAGAACAGCTACAAAAAGTCCTCAGATTGTCTGGCGCTAAAACCATGACCACGAAGCAGGAAAAGGATGCATTCAAACAGCTGCAGCAAATGACTAGGGGCGACACCAAGTTTGTTCCGGCTTCCGAGCAGGATGATGAAGTTACATTCAAGGAACAGAAATTTATTGACCTCACCCCCAATATTGCGGGCTTGAAACGCCAAGCGCTTGAGATCGCCCGAAGAGGTGAACTTGAAGGACCGTTGTCTGAAGGTGATACACCATCCAAACCCGTGCAAAAAATAGGGAAACAAACTGAGGCTGCAGTTAAAACCCGGCTCCAACGCAAAATGAGAAAGGAAGAAGCAAAAAAAGACGAAAGTGCTTCTGTTGATGGGTCTAAGACTCAATCACCCGACGATATCACCTCAGTACTTGAAAGCGCGATCGTGTCCGCCTTTAACAACATGAAATTTATAATCAACTTAGGCCCGGGCCAACCGGATATGATAGTGAACGCCGGACTCAAAGGGGAAGGTCTGACGTCATGATAAACCAAGGAGAAAATATATGAGCGATTACTTTCATGAAATAGCAAAAAGAAATTCTGAAATTGGAGAGATAAAGTTCAGCTCTATAGCAACGGGTGAAACGATTAGTTTTCCAGCGTTTATAACGAATTTTAACGACAACTTCACGATTGGGTTCGGAGGAGAAACAACGTTCGGAAGAAACGATCCAGTTAAACACTACCAATCCACGTCCAGAACGATTCAGGCTGCCTTCGATATAGTTGGAGTAAACGAAGAGCAAGCTATTGACAATTTTCGAAAGTATGGTAAACTAATACAAATGTGCTACCCAGTGTACAGTTCTCCCATAGGAAACAGTAATAACGCACGAACAATTAAAGCTCCACCTTTGTGGAGAATAAAGTATGCAAACTATATTAGCTCTCCCACCGGCGCAGGCCTTCTTGGTGCTTTGAGTGGAATGAGTTTCAATCCGGATTTTAGAGATAAGGGACACTTTATAACTAAAAACAACAAACTGATACCAATCATATACAGTTTAAGTATAAATTTTCAACCATTGCACGAGGTTCCACTCGGGTTTGACCAGAACGGTAATTTCCTGGCACAAGGTTTTCCGTATGGGTACGGAAACTCCAACACCCAGGGCACAATTAAGCCGTGAGATTAAAGAAGAAAAGAGGATAACGACATGACAGAATGGAATAAATACGGATTCATATACAATAACTCGGACGAGACTTATCGAGACTTTATGAATAGAACAGGCGCCACATCGATAAGGCATTTTGGCTTAATAACTTATGGCGATCCATCGCAAGAATCCTTTCTTAGTGAAATAGAGATAATGCAACACCTTTATTCAACAGGGGACAGCCTAAGTAAGATAGCTTATAAATATTACGGCCAGGCTAAATACTGGTGGGTCATCGCTTGGTTTAATTCGAAACCAACTGACTTCCACTGCAATAACGGAGATACAATTCTTGTCCCATTACCCCTGGAGGCCGCGATTGGACAGGCATATAACGCGAGTGAATTATGAAATTGAACCTTTTAACGCCGCAGGCGTATTTGCAATACACACTATTCAAACAGGGACTAGCGACCGGCCAAAGTTCTTTCGGAGGCAACACCGGTTTCCAAAAGAAAGTCGCCCTTGCTAAACTGTCTGGAGCATATAAACCCTCTTGTGTTATATCAAAGATTAAAAACCCATCCGGGCACGGAAAAGATTATCGACTAGAAAGAGACTTTTTAAATATTGAAAATCACAAGCTTTCTCTTTTGGTGCCAGAGATACGATTGTACAGGGTGGAAGGAAAGCAATATACGCCTTTCTATTTTCCGGTAACAACTGATTATAATTTTACCACCAATGGTCAATATGACAAGACTAGAGCATTCTCTGCAAATTCGGCAGTTTTAAAAAGTTTTAATATAGATTTTGTGGGTAATAGTCCATTTGATGCAGGCTTGGGAATGCTAGAAACATCCTTGGAGGTGGAAATAGACAGTTTGTCTACTCTTTTCAGTAGGCCAAATGATTCATTCGCAGAACTCGCAGACCTAATTTTAATGAGAGTGCCAGAGTCCAAGAGATTACCAAACTCTGGCAAAACTCCCGAAGTTGGCGCCCTTGAGTCTGGCAGGGCACTAGAAATCGCCGCTACTATAGGATATTCATTTATGGATAAGGATGGCATCCTTACAACAAAAGAAAAAAAAGCAATAGATGCAACAAAGCTTCTTGTATCTATGCACTACAAGGGAAGAGATATTTCTATACAACAAAATGGTTCAGCTACTATCAGTGCACGATATCACGGTAGCCTCAAAGCTGTGGACAAGGACTTTATTTATAATGTAGTTGAAAAAGCTGAGACAAAAAAGAAACTGCTAGAGATTCGTACTGATGCGAAGCCCAACTCTGGGAAAAAAGAACCACAGGATATTAAAACTGCCGTCCCGGGTGATAAGGCAAAGCAAGAAAACTCTGCGGCAAGTAACTCCTCTTTAGAAAAACCGGATTATATGCTGGGTATAGTGTCAGAAGTCTCAAGGGTAATTGATAACTTACATAGGAAAGAGAAAATATTTGCAGTACCCATTGCCGAAGATGCTCAACAATTTTTGAAGTTCGGGACAAAACCAGCCGCAGCAAACGACAAGTCAAGCCCTGCGCCCCCTAGTACAGCTGGACGAGTTCAAGATAACATACTGACAGGAGACTACGTCTTTTATGTCAACTTCGGAGATTTGGTGGATGCTTTTATGGCTAAGATAGCTGACCAGGATTTCAATAAAATAAAGTCGAACATAAAAACGGACCTGAAAAACAAAAGAATCAAACCCAAGCAGGAGCAGAAAATGTTGAAATCGCTGCAGGAAAGTCAAAAGTTTTTGCAACTCACAAACGTGTTTTTCAGCGATATGACCCTGCAACCAAAAGGTAAAAAAGGAGAACTAGCGGTCAACATATCGGATATACCAATCTCAATCGATTTGATATACACTGCGATATATGAGGATTACATACAACCAAGGAAATACTTTTTCGGACTAAAGGAGTTCCTAGTATCCTTTTGCGCCGGATTACTTAATGATGCACTAGCGGAATATTCTGGCTCAGATATCATGAAAAAAGCAAAGGTCAAAGTCAGCACTCTTCAAGGCACCGACTTGTCCGAAAAGATAAGAAAAGGAAAAGGCTCAATAGATGTCAAACATCTAGATACGGATACTGCGAAGCTTATTAAATCAAAGCAAAAACAAAAGGCCCAATACGTGATATATCATCAAGAAAGATGCGACACTTCTGGAACCATCGGAAGGGGAAATCAAATAGAAGATCAGGACAGTGGGATAATACATCTTCGAACTAGTCAAGACAGGGGGTTGGTCAAGAGTATTAACTTTTCTGCACAAAACCAACCGGGCCTTGAGGAATATTTGATAGTTGGACATGGTAATGCATTTGACGCTCTGCGAATACCACACAATGCAACAGTAACTATGTTTGGAAACACTCTTTTTCATCCGCTCATGATGGTTTATATAGACCCGGAAGCCCTGGGCTTAGGCGAACCAGCGAGTTTGGACTCATCAACTCGTAAACTGGGTATAGGAGGGTACTATTCGGTAATCAAAGTTACAACATCGTTTACGTCTGGAGTCTTGAACACAACATTGCAGCTTCAGTTTGCTGGGTACCCTGAGACAATTGGCGAAGCCAAGCGAATGCCAGGGGCCGTAAAGGCAGACAAGGAAGTGGAAGACCTTATGCAGAGATCGAAATCACTTAACAAGAAAAAGTAGGAGTAGCTAATATGACAGTTGAAAATAGATTAATGGGAGGACTCGTCTCTGACCCTGGCCAGAACTACTCAGAAAGAATTAGATATTCAGATTTCATAGAGGAGAAGAAGGCTTCCCTGGGAATTAACTTTTTGGATACCGTGAGCAAGACGCCACTGTATGGTTTTATTGACAACGACTACTATATTGTGGAACCTAATCCAGAACTAGTACAGTTTGGAGATTACGCCGGCGGCATTTCAGGTCTTAACTTTGTGGTCTCTTGCTTCAATAAATTTAGGGATTTCTATTTGGACGCTGCTTCCAGGGGCAACATCGGCGTACCAGTAGGTTTGGAGGGGCTGGTAGTTAAGAAAAGCTATGAAGATATTTCCGAGAAGTATACAAATTTTCAAAATCTACTATCCCAGGTAATGATAGACCCTTTCCTTACTGGACGCTTCGCTGGACCACTGATGTCGTTTTCTTCTTTTGTGTCTGCCCTCGACCAGGTCATATTCGATGAGGATAAAAAACAATACAAGCTGAGTAAATCAGGATACGTTTTAAGCCGCTACGCTTCCGCATATCAGACAGGTTTATATATCGACCTCGCGCCACATAACGACCCGGCGGTCGATTATGTGAAAGTAGCGTTAATCTCTGACCCAAATTTTGAGTGTTACGGGCAAATAGCAAATGAATATGGATTTTTCGTTGACCAAAATTGCCCATGGCGTTTGGTCTTAAATCTCTATTCCCCAGTTGCTCAGGAGAATATATTAAACTCAGTATCTCACAGGCCGTTTAATGACTTTTATTCAGAAGAGTATTTAATCAAGGTTGGACTGGATGATTACTGGAGAATCAAGTCGTTTTACAAGAGGTTATATCTAAAGTATGCACAGACAAAAGGACAATCAGTTCTGCAGACCTTTGCAGATGCTGTGCCAGAGGAGAGCTGGATTGAAACATATTTGACCAACAGGATGAGAGAGATTGGAGAATTCAAAAACGCAGACTTTTACTCTTCAGATGAAGATCCAACCCCGGCTAGAAAAAGATTTAAAAAAGTCTTGACAGAATCGATAGAAAAGTATAATATATTACTTCACCAGGGGCTTTCCCAACTCACTCATAACTCGGGAGTTATATTGTTTATTGAAAACACATGCGCAAATCTCCTAAAAGAAAGACTCAGAAGGACTAACGTTGATTCTACAAACTCTTGACATAAAAGACAACTGCAAGGGGATTTTCCACAAAAACCAATTTATTTTCAATCCGGACCAAGACTTGATGGATGAATATGACTTGTGTTGGAAGCATTCTCCGATTCTAGATGATGAGAAATTTGAGTACTTGCACTTGAGGCTTAGGAGCGATGATTTATCGACTCACTCGCCTGATGTTGATTTGTACGGAGAATACATGACTAGATTGACGTCGCATGCAAAGGCCGCAGCAACAGCAAAAATAGACTTAACAGAGGAGTGCTTCTTTGACTTGCTTCCCGAGCATCAATTGAGTAAATGGTTTAAAATGAGAGAGCAAGCACTACACTCTCTTTACAAGACGACCAAGCGAGAAGACGATTATGATATCCTACACAAGGCCCACGTCCTGACATCCGAGATAGCTCATCAAGACCTGATATTCGAGGGCAAGAAAGGTAGAGTGCAATATAACATCTTTGGCTCGGCAACAGGAAGATTGACTACTAAGAAGGGCTCAGTACCCATTATGACTTTGAAGAAGGGAGACAGGTATAAAATCACCCCTCAGAACGATGCTTTCGTCGAGTTAGATTTAAATGCCGCCGAGATACGTACGCTAATAGCTTTATCAGGCCGAGAACAGCCACAGGAGGACATTCATGAGTGGGTCGTGGAGAATGTGTTCAATGGAGAGATAGAACGCGCTAGGGCGAAGGTGGAGTTGTTTGCGTGGTTGTACAATCCTTCGAGTACAGAAAGTCGATTTGACGATTTTTTTTCGCGGCTAATTTTTCGAGATTTTTTTGCCCCTGAAAACCAGACGCTGAAAACCCCATTTGGTAGAGTTTTGGCGGTGGACGAAAGAAAAGCACAAAACTACTTGCTTCAATCGACAACTTCTGATATAGTTATACAAAACGCATACAAGATTATGAAGATGCTAAAAAACAAAAAGAGTTATATAGCGTTCACGCTGCACGATTCGATTATTATCGATATATCGCAAGAAGACATTAAAATGCTCAGAGAAATAAAGTCCCAGTTTGAAGAAACACCGTGGGGCCCATTCAGAAGCACATGCAAGACAGGCAATAATTTTGGAAATCTAAAGGATTTAGGAATTTGAAGACAGTACTAGGAATAGGAACCGCAGGATCTAATATAGTCAAGCAACTAGGTCAATACAAGATGTATAAGCCCTACACGATTTGTACTGAAAATCAAAAAACAACAAAATACCATTTTAACCTGCCTCAGCTGGATGGCCCAGAAGAATATGAGGCGATGGACACAAAAAAGCTGGATAAGTGGCTTGGCACAATCGAGGAAACCTGCACAGTGTTTGTCTGCGGAGGCGCCTCCTCGTCGGGCCTCACTTTGCGGGCCCTCCATTCACTCCACCTTAAAGGTGTGAAAATGGATGTCGTGTATTTCATGCCCGAGGTTGAGGTCTTATCTGAAGAGAAGACACTCCAAGAAAGAGCCTGCCGCGGCATATTGCAAAATTACGCCCGAAGCGGCCTGTTTGGAAAAATTTGTCTCGTATCCAACCTGCGGTTGGAGGAGTTGGCGGGTTCCACTAATGTATTCGACTACTATGACCAAATAAACCATGTGTTTACAAGCACTTACTATATGTTGGACGTGTTTAAAAACACAAAGCCGATTACGTCCACATTTAAGCGACAAAAAGAATCTTGCAGGATTACTACTATCGGCCTGGGATCATTAGAGAAAGACGATTTGATGTTTTTTCCTTGCAATCAAGAGGTAGAAGTGGTATACTATTATGGTATCAATGAAGAAAAACTAAAGACGGAAGAAAACTTGTTCAGAACAATTACAAACAAAGTGAAATCAAGGATTACAGACGAAACAAAGGTTTCGTTTGGGATTTATCCAACACAATATGAAAGTGACTACATTTACGTAGAATACTTCTCACCAAAAATTCAACAAATAGCTGTTGACACAGACAACAGAATCTGATAGTATATATACAGTTGGTCAGGAGATTTGCTGACCTGCTATAGCCAAACGTGCAAAAAAGCAACATACCATAGGAGGTAATAACAATGGCAATTAACTTAGACGCTATGAAAGCGAAACTCGATAAACTTAACGGAAAGGGAGACGGAAAGAAGAACTTCTGGCGACCAGAGGACGGAGAAAGCAATATCCGTATCGTTTCCACGAAGGACGGCGACCCGTTCAAGGAAAAGTACTTCCACTACGGTGTTGGTGGCCAGTCTTTTCTCTGCCCAAAGCGGAACTTTGGGGATGACTGCCCAACCTGCAATTTTGCAAACAAGTTGTGGAATGAGGGAACAGAAGACAGTAAGAGGCAAGCAAAGGAGATGTTCGCAAAGCAACGTTTCTTTTCTCCGGTTCTTGTCCGAGGGGAAGAAGACCAGGGTATCCGAGTTTGGGGATACGGTAAGATGGCTTACGAAAAACTGCTGACAATTGTTTTGGACCCAGACTATGGAGATATCACAGACCCTGAGACTGGAAACGACCTCAAGCTGATGTACGGCAAGTTGCCTGGTGCAAGCTTTCCTCGTACCGATATTCGGCCACGACCTCGCAAGACAGTCTTGTGTGACGATGTTGTGGGGGGAGACGAGCGATGCGCAGAGCTTCTCGAGACTATTCCAAACTTCGACGAAATCTTTGAGAGAAAGACTACTGCGGAAGTTCAGTCAATCATGGACCAGTTTCTAGCAGGGGAGTCAGGTAACACCGAAGTTCAAAAGTTTGGAGGAAATAACTCTACACCAACAGGTACGACAGACACAGTAGAAGCAGCGTTTAACGACCTGTTGAATGCGTAGGTGAAGAATGCCTAAGGCTAAGGTTACCAAACTCAAAAAGGGCGCTTTAGATATTGCCTCTATTCGAGGCATTATCAACAAGAAAGCCGGCAGAGAAGTCGCTCACTCACTTCAGGATAACAATCCAACAGAAGTGAATGAGTGGATTCCTACTGGCTCACGGTGGCTTGATGCCATCATTTGCAAGGGCAGACACGCTGGTATTCCTGTGGGTAAAATCTCAGAGATTGCAGGCCTCCCTGGTACTGGTAAGTCATTTTTGGCTGCTCAGATTGCTGGGAACGCCCAAAAGATGGGTATCGATGTAGTGTACTTTGATTCAGAGTCCGCCATCGACCCTTCTTTCATGGAGCGAGCAGGTTGCGACTTAGACAGGCTTATGTATGTTCAAGCAGCATCTGTTGAGTTTGTCCTGGAAACCATCGAAGAACTGCTAGCCACTGGCAACAAGTGGCTTTTCATTTGGGATTCTTTGGCTCTTACTCCCTCGATTTCTGATATTGACGGTGACTTCAATCCTCAGTCTTCGATGGCGGTAAAGCCTAGAATCCTAGCCAAGGGAATGTCAAAGCTAACTATCCCTATCGCCGATGCTAATGCTACCTTTCTAGTCCTCAATCAATTGAAGACTAACTTGGGAGCAAGAACACCAGCGCAGGCTATGACTGAACCGTACACGACTCCAGGTGGAAAGGCTATGATTTATGCTTATTCACTTCGTGTATGGCTCACGGCAAGAAAAGCCAAAGCTAGTTTCATCGTTGATGACAATGGTTTCCGCATTGGATCTGAAGTAAAGGTAAAGCTGGAGAAGTCTCGTTTCGGGACCCACGGCCGAACCTGCAACTTCAAGATCCTGTGGGGAGATGACGCCGTTGGTGTCCAAGATGAAGAGAGTTGGTTCGATGCAATCCAAATCTCTGAAAGACTTGAACAGTCTGGTGCCTGGTTTACGCTAATCCACAATGATGGGTCTAAGGAAAAGTTCCAGCGCAAACAGTGGGTCACCAAACTTGAGAGTGAAAAATTCAGAGAAAGTGTCTTGACTATTATTGAAGAAGATGTTATTATGAAGTTCAAGAATAGAGAAGGCAACGCAGGCGACTTCTACGAGCCGGAAGACATTCCGACCGAAGAATAGCTTAACAATAAAGCCCGGCTCTCTGCCGGGCTTTATATTTTATGGAGAAAACATGAAGAGAGTAATGATAGTAGACGCGTACAACCAGTTCATCCGCGGATACATAGTAGACCCTAGCAAAAACCCAAACGGCTCCCCCATTGGCGGAATAAGAACATTTATTAATATTTTTAATAAACTGACGAGAGAGATTCGACCAGACCTGTTGGTTCTGGTTTGGGACGGAAAGGGTGGTTCTAAGAAGCGGCGCTCAATGAATAAGAATTACAAGGGTGGACGTAAGCCACCGAGGACAAATTGGACCCAAGTGGGGATGGGGGAGGAAGAAGTTTTAAACAACAAGGTTTGGCAACAAACAAGAGTAATAGAATACCTCAACCAAACACCAGTGATTCAGTTTATGGAACCTCATGTCGAGGCGGACGATGTGATTTCTTACATCAAGAATACTCCAATGTTTTCAGAGTGGCAGAAAGTAATTGTATCAGCCGATAAAGACTTTATTCAGTTGTTGGACGACAAGACAATATTACACAGACCTATCCAAAAAGAGTATCTGAACAAGAATAATATAGTGGAGAAGTTCAACATCCACCCAACAAATTTCGCCCTCGCGAGGGCGATTGTAGGAGACTCTTCTGATAATCTACCAGGTGTACCCAGAGTGGGACTACCGACAGTGGCAAAGAATTTTCCTTTCCTAAAAGAGGAAGCAACGTACTACTTAGAGCACATTCTTAAAGAATGCCAAAAACCAGAGAATAAACAAAAAGTTTATACAAATATTTTAGAATCAAAGGAGTTAATAGAAAACAATTATGATATTATGCAATTATCCTCGCCAATGCTATCTATACAAGCCAAACAAGGGATTGACGATACGTTTGAGCAGTATAAGCCCCACTACAATCAAACGGAAATAAGAAAGTTAATGCTTCAAGACGGCGTGCTGACCGTAACGACCACAGATTTGGAACAAAGATTTAATCACATTATTACTTCCTTTTCATGATGAAGTCTGCTATACTGTATTAAAGAAAAGGAATAACAATGGAACAAGAGAAGAGCTTTTCCAAGTTCGGAAAAACATTTCAGGAAGACCTTTGTCATTTAGTGTTAAATGACCGAAGCTTCGCAGACCAGATGTTCGAAGTGCTGGACCTTAACTTTCTTGAACTTAAACACTTGCGAGTTTTCGTCGGAAAAGTAAAAGAGTACAGAAAAAGATATGGAGTCCACCCTACTCCTAACATCATGCACTCGATCATACGAACAGGCCTCGACTCTGAACCTGAGTCAGTAAAGGTGCGAATACGAGAGTATTACGCCCGGGTACTCGCTAATGGTAAAATCCCAGAATCCTCGGACTATATTAAAGATACAGCACTCGACTTTTGTAAAAAACAGAAACTCAAAGAGGCACTAATTAAATCAGTAGAGCTTATCAAGTCCTCCTCTTTTGACGATGTGTCAAGAGTTATCGACGACGCGCTAAAACTTGGGTCGGATAACACCCTAGGGTACGACTACTTCGTAGACTTTGAGCAGAGGTTCGAAAGGAAAGCGAGAGACCCAATTTCCACAGGGTGGAAAGATATAGATGACATAGCAAAAGGGGGTTTAGGAAAAGGTGAACTTGGTGTTGTTGTTGCTCCTACTGGCGCTGGTAAATCAATGGTGCTTGTCCATCTCGGCGCCGAAGCCCTCAAGCAGGGAAAAAATGTACTCCATTATACTTTGGAACTTGCTGATACTATTGTCGCTGGTCGCTACGACGCTGCTATTACTGGCGTGGAACTTAAGAATCTAACCGTTTTTAAAGAAAAGATTTATGACGAAATCAAAGACATACAGGGAAAACTGATAGTAAAAGAGTACCCAACAAGAAGTGCTAGTATTCAGACAATCAAAAATCACATTGAGAAGCTAAAAAGGCGAGATTTCGCCCCAGATGTGATCATCGTAGACTACGGGGACCTAATCAGGCCAGAAAATAGCGGAAAAGATGAGAAAAGACACCAACTAGAAACTATTTACGAAGAGTTAAGGGGAATCGCCCAAATTTGCGAGTGTCCGTTGTGGACAGCATCACAAACTAACCGGTCTGGTCTCAACGCCGAAGTGATTACTATGGAATCAATCTCGGAAGCATTTAACAAATGTTTCGTCGCAGATTTTATCTTCACCGTTTCACGAACAGTTGAAGACAAAAACACAAACACTGGCCGAATCTTCGTTGCAAAGAATCGAAACGGCCCTGATGGGCTCGTGTATCCTTTGTTTATGGATACGAGCAATGTAAAGATAAAGGTTTTGAACCAGACAGGCGAGTCAGTGAATGATATCATCCAGAGGTCCTCGAAGGAGAGGCTCGATACTCTAAAAGAAAAATACAAGATTTTCAAGAAAGAAGGAGGAAAAGGTTGAAATGGAATTATCAAATCAAATATTATCATCAATTACAGTGCACATGAAGTACGCGAGGTACATTGAGGCTGAAAAAAGAAGGGAAACGTGGGTCGAGTTGGTGACTCGGAACATGAACATGCACTTAAAGAAGTTTCCAGAACTGGAGCTTCAAATTATTAAAGCTTACAAAATGGTCTTCGACAAGAAGGTGTTACCTTCAATGAGGTCGATGCAGTTCGGAGGGAAACCAATCGAAGTGGCACCAAACCGTATCTTTAATTGCGCCTTTATGCCAGCTGATGATTGGCGTTGTTTTGGAGAATCAATGTTTCTGCTCCTTGGGGGAACAGGCGTTGGATACTCGGTGCAGAAGCACCACGTAGAGAAGTTGCCGGAAATCACGCGACCGAACATGAATAGAACCCGACGATTTTTGGTCAACGACTCGATTGAGGGTTGGGCGGATGCAATAAAGGCAATCACCAGATCATATTTCTATGGAGGCTCGAAGCTTCGATTTGATTTTACAGACATTCGGCCAAAGGGAGCAGCGCTAATCACTTCAGGTGGTAAGGCTCCAGGGCCACAGCCCCTCAAAGAGTGCTTGGTCAAATTGGAGGGCATCCTCTCAAACCGCGAGAACGGAGAGAAGCTATCCACAATTGAAGTACACGACATGATTTGCCACATTGCGGACGCAGTTCTTGCAGGCGGAATCAGAAGAGCAGCGCTCATTTCCTTGTTTTCAGCAGATGACGAGGACATGATTGCAGCCAAGACAGGAAATTGGTGGGAGACCAATCCACAACGAGGAAGGGCCAACAACTCGGTTGTACTACTACGTCACAAGATTGATAAGGAATACTTTATGAACCTTTGGGACAGAGTAAAAGCTTCTGGCGCAGGAGAGCCTGGTTTTTATTTCTCAAACGATAAAGACTGGGGAACCAACCCTTGCTGTGAGATTGGTTTGCGCCCATATCAGTTCTGCAATCTTACAGAGGTTAATGTATCTAACGTGGAGTCTCAAGAAGACCTCAACGAAAGAGTTAGAGCAGCAACTTTTATTGGAACACTGCAGGCCAGCTACACTGATTTTCACTATCTGCGTGACATCTGGAGAAGAACAACTGAAAAGGATGCACTTATCGGTGTATCCATGACTGGTATCGCATCAGGGGCTGTGCTAGAACTTGATATGAAAGAGGCAGCGAAGGGTGTGAAGGTCGAGAACGCGAGAGTCGCAGAGTTGATTGGTATTAAGCCGGCAGCAAGAACAACCTGCGTCAAACCTGCAGGAACCACAAGCTTGACCCTAGGGACGTCTTCGGGTATCCACGCTTGGCACAATGACTACTATATTCGCAGAATCCGCGTAGGCAAGAACGAGCCTATCTATGCACACTTATTGAACAACCACCCAGAGCTAGTAGAGGATGAATACTTCAGCCCCCACACTACTGCCGTCATCTCTATTCCACAGAAGGCCCCAGAAGGTTCTATCATGAGAACAGAGTCGGCACTACAATTGCTCAAGAGAGTAAAACTCGTGACTGACGAGTGGGTAAAGCCAGGTTTTCGCAAGGGGCAGAACACCCACAACATCTCAGCGACTGTATCAATAAAAGATGCGGAATGGGTTGACGTAGGCGAATGGATGTGGGATAATAGAGCTAGCTATAACGGCTTGTCGGTTCTTCCTTACAACGGCGGAACCTACACGCAGGCACCATTCGAAGATTGTTCAAAGGAGACTTATGAGGCTATGATGGCCTCACTCACAAACATTGACCTTACTCAGGTTTCTGAGGATGAGGACAATACCAACCTAGCAGGTGAAGTTGCCTGTGCTGGCGGTGCTTGCGAAATAAAATTTGTTTAAAAAACACTTTACAGATTAGCTAATATTTGATATACTGTAGACATAACAAATTAGAAGAGGAAAAATGAAAAATAAAAAAGTTTTACACATTAAGCCCACACATTCAGTGGCTATAAAAGACCAGATTGTTGAACTCGGATACAATGATCCATGGAAGGACTCAGACCCAAGAATCAAAAAGATGTTTGACCTCATATTTTTGGAAGGTGTCAATCTAGGATTCGGAGTGGAGGTTTTGAAGTCTATCGACCTGGGTAACTTGGCTAGGTGCACAGAATCAAACGAACGTTACTTCAAACAGCTTCAAATGAGGATACAAAAGGCAGGAACCACGGAAGGCCTGCAGGAGCTTTATGAGGAGATATATGTCCGCGCCGAAAGACGAGAGCGAATCCCTATCGTCGTAGAGATAGATGAAGAGATTTACGGAGTAGCAGGTTGGAAGAGGCTGCAGATGCATAAGATGGCTATTGAAGAGTATAAGCATCAGTCTCTTTGTGATGTTTTGCTCCTTTCACCTCCAGACGACTTTGACTCTAAGCCTTATAAGTATATGTCTTTTCTCAAAAAATTGGCAGACTACAGTAACGATAGATCACAAAGCCAAACTAGAGACATGGAGAGGAGAGACTATGTTAATGCGCTCGACGGACAGAGGCTGCTTGATATTGAGGACCCAGAGCATTGGATGAAGGATGATACATCTAGTTTCGACACTGCAAAGCTTAAGGAATATGGTAGAAAATATCTAATCAATAACCACTCTTATTATGCTCCCGAATCAGAGCTTGGAAACATCGTCGGCGCTGTTTTCTCCGAAAACCGGGCATTCGTATTAGACAAGCCTCACACGAGCGAAATAGAAAAGATTCACAACAAGTTCTTTGAAGACACTTGGTCCACCGAGATAATAGAGAACACCTACTGTAAGGAAGTCGCGACTACACGATTGAAGAGAGGTGTCTTCGCGCCCTTAAATGAGGGTAATTGGTCGAAAAGAGAAACTCATAGCGCCGTCCGCGATGAAATTACAATATTCGTGACTTTCGAGGCGAATCTTACAACTCTGTCCGAGTACGCGAAGCAGAAGAAAAAGAACCTAGAAGACATCTCGGAATATAACAAAAACAAGAACTTTAAGGCCTGCGGCTGCAGCCTTTGTGACCGCATAATTTTCCACAAACATTTGGCTGACGATAGAGTCTCAAATGAAGCCTACCAGTGGAACAAGAGACAATCAAAGTTTCTGAAAAAGTAGGAACAAGTATGCCTAAGAGACCCTATAGGAATGGGTGCCTCGTGTCCAGCGAGGAAGCTGCAAGTTCGAATCCTGCCTTAGGCTCCACTTTTTTCTTTACAAGTCCTCCCATCTATAGTATAATATAACAAGTACAAAACAAACAAGGAGAACCCCCCTATGTCAGACTCGCAAGGCGCTAAGGCCAACGCTAGTGGTCAAAAATCCGAAAGCGTCGTGAAGAAGATTTTAAAAGGTTTTGGTTATGACCCAATCCGGTTATCTTACAAACCAGCCAATTGCGCGCCAGACGTTCGCAAGAAAACAACAGATCATTACGTTTCAGAATTATCTACGATTGTAGAATGCAAGCACCAAGATGTCTCAGGTACAGCTGATCAGAAGCTTGAAAATGAAATTTGGAACGCAACCTTAAACTTTACCAATGAGAATATGGCAAAGAACAATTTAAGGAATATCTCTCATTATATTATTGTACTCAGCGGTTCCCACTGGGACAAACCAGGCGCAAACCACAAGGTTGAGACAGCTAAGAAGCTCGCAGAAACCTTGAAGGAAAACGGTCTCATGGGGGATTTGAAGACTCTAGAAATCATTCGAAAAGATGAGTTATCATCTCGCATAAGTAGCTTGAAGTTAGCTAGCCGCAACTCTAAAAGATCATCCAACAAGAAATACGAACTAAGGGAAATTACCAGAGAAAAAGCTACAGAACTGGTTCAGGCAAATCACTATTCTCCCGTGATGCCTAGGCTTACGAAGGTTTGGTTAGGTATATTTAAACAAGAAGAATTTGTGGGTGTTGTAACCCTAGGGTGGGGAACGAGACCTCTGCATACAATTCAGAAGATTGTAAGCAAGGACTTGACTTCTCAAGACTATTACGAAATCGGTAAGATGTGTTTATTAGATTCAGAGCTTAGAAACTCAGAGTCACAGATGTTATCTCAGCTGGTAAAATGGATTAAAGATGTTGAGAATAAGAGAAGAAGAGAGAGTGACCCTCCACAATCAGAAGTCCAATACCTATACACACTAGCTGACGGTATCATGGGTAAGTGTGGATACGTTTACCAGGCCGCTAATTTCCACTACGGCGGTGAGTATTGGACAGACAGTTATATGACCGACAAGGGAGAGAAGGTGCACCCACGCACCACATCGGAGTTGTGCAAGGAGAACTGGAGGTGGCACTACACCCAGGGCTCTCCGGGTTTCAGTCAAGAATTTAAAGATAACCATGACCAGAAAGTCACCGATGCGATTCAAAATAACTCAAAAGCACCTAAGAAGCAAGTATTCTGGCTCACACCTGAATTTCTGAATCATAAAGGAATGAAGAAGATAAAGGGCAAAATGTTTCGATATATTTTCCCATTAAATAAGAGAGCGAAGAAGATGTTGAAACACTCAGAGGAGATAGAATGGAAAATCGGCACAGGAGTATACCCAAAAGAGAATAGTCTCAAGTGGCGCCAAATGGTCGCCCGAAAGAAGTACGAAGACTTGGATAAAATTCCAAGCTGGGATTTGTCTGTAGTGGAATACAACGAGAAAAATGTAAACGCACATAAAAAGAAACAAAGATAAAGGTTGACAAACCTAATAAAATGTACTATTATTATAACACAACTCAACAATAAAGGAGAAATTATGAGTTCTAACAACGATAAAACCACCACCCAAGAGGAGCACCTCGCAAATTATATCAAGACATTCGTCGCCTTAGAAGATGCAATGGAGCCATTCAAAGAGCAACGCAAAGACTTGAGAGAGTCATACGACGAAAACGGCTGGCTAACAAAGCAAGAAATGCGCCTAGCTGTAAAAGCATATCGCCTTTATAAGTCAGAGACAGACATGGAAATCTTGACAGATTATGTTAACAAATGTCAACGTTCTGTAGGGAGGATTACAGGTGGCTGAGATAACAAGACTAAAGCCTGTTAATCGTCATCTGTTGATTATTCCTCACGTAAAGAAGAACGAAACTAGCTCCGGCGTTCTTTTGCCTGAGGACTTCAAACATGAAGAAGATAGCTACGTAGAAGCCACTGTTATCGACATTGCTGAAGACTGTGATAAACAGTTCCGGCACCTAAAATACGGAAATATTGACAACAACAAGATAGTTATTGACAGAACAATGATACAAGAGGTCAGGGTAAAGGACAGTACCCATTACATGATTTTGGAAAATTACGTTGTAGGTGTTTATCGGAGGCCTAATGCGAATTGACCTCTTTGGAGACGGGATAGGTGCGGTTGAGTACATTTCACATATGGGTTCGGATCTCTCGGTTGTTAATGCGGCAAGGGTATCCTTCGGTTCAGAAAAAGAAGAAGTAGACGAAAAAGACATCAAGCTTATCAATTACCTTATGGAACACAACCATAGCTCTCCTTTTGAGCACTGCGCTGTCACATTTCGGTTTACCGTGCCTCTCTTTATACGTAGTCAACACCATAGACACCGCACTTGGGCCTATAATGAAATTTCTAGACGTTACACATCCATAGACATTAACTTCTATGAACCTAAGAAGTTCAGGCAACAACACGGCAGCAATAGACAGGCCAGCACCGATGATTTGATAAATCCAGTCCTGAATTCATCTTATATGTCGCTCGGATATGAAAATGCAGAAACTGCAGTACGGATGCACAACAATAAGAGCTTGTCTTTATACAAGGCCCTGATGGACTCGGGTGTCTGCCGAGAGCAAGCTAGGGGAGTATTGCCGCAAAACCTGTACACCCAGTACTATGGGACGGTCAACTTACACAATTTGTTAAAGTTTGTCTCTCTTAGGAGCCACTCAGGCGCCCAGTGGGAAATTCAACAAGTTGCTGAGGCATGCCTCAAGATAGTTAAGGGCAAATTTCCAAATTCAGTTGAGTCCTTTAGAAAGCACAAAATGGAGAAATAATGAATACCCTACTTTTATCACTGTGCGTCGCCATGCCGGCCGCTTTACCCATGTCCGCCTATCAAGCAAAGAATATCTGTCGTTATGAGAAGACAATTCTAAACGCCGCGACAAAACACGGTGTCGATCCTTATATGTTGGCTTCTTTAATTTACGTTGAAAGCTCTTTTCGACCTAGGGTTGTTTCTACTGCTGGCGCCTGCGGGTTGACACAGGTAGTCCCCAAATGGACAGGCGCCAGAGAGACCGGTGGTAAGAGTTACACCTGCGCCCAACTGAAAAACCCTGTTGTCTCGATAAACGTTGGGGCCCAAATTTTATCCTATGTTATTTCTAAATATGCTAGAGGAAACATAGATAAAGGGCTATGCTTTTACAATGCGGGTACAAGGTGTTTGACAAAGAAGCACTTCTACAAAAGGCTAAAATACGTCAAGAGAGTCAGACAAGTTTGGTCAGATATTACGGACGGATGTTAAGGAAAACAAGACTATGAGAATAATTGCAATTTTACTGTTACTAACAGCATGCACAGACACTGTATCGACTCAAGTAGATGAAGGGGTTAGAATTACTTCTCCAGATTCATCATTTAGTGATGTGTATGTACTGGACTGGTCTCCTCCGATTCCACCGGAACCTGAGCTGACAAGAGAGGAGAGGTGCGCGCAAACCCCAATACAGGAAACACAATCATACTGCCAATGTTATCCGCAGTGTTGCAGTACCCAGAGATGGTACTGTCCGCCCAACCCTCTGCAAACAATTGATGTAATGCAAGTAGTTGTCGAGGTCTGTGACGAAGATAAAATCCCTTGCGTTTATGGCACCGACCCAGAGTGTCCTCCACCGGAGATTATTTCTCAAAGCGAATGTTACACTCAATGGGAGTGTCCACCTGGAACAAGTGGAGAATTTATTAGGTGGTTCGAGTGCCAGCTTGAAGACGGCACGCTAGGAAGACAGCAGATTATTTGTGATAAGGGCAGCCTTCAGCACCTGCCATGCCGCCCATGCGACCCGGAGATGTGCGACGGCACCGACAATGATTGTGATTCCTTGATAGATGAAGGTTTCTTCCCTTGTGTTTCTGCATGCGACACTGGAGTTGGGGTTTGTGTAAACGGGGAAGTCGAAGAGTGCACTGCAGATTTGCCTGGCGAAGAACGGTGTAATTTCCTCGATGATGATTGCGATGGTGAGGTTGACGAGGGCCAAAGGAATGTGTGCGACGAATGTGGCCCTGTTGGTGCCGACATCTGCGACGGTGTTGATAACGACTGCGATGGGTTGATTGACGAGGAGTTGGCCAGGGAATGCGAAACAGTGTGCGAGAGGGGTATAGAGGTCTGTGAAGACGGCAACTGGATTTCATGCACAGCTACTAGGCCGGCAGCCGAAGAGTGCGATGGGGCAGATAACGACTGCGACGGACAGGTAGACGAACAACTTGATTGTCTCTGTACTGTTAACGACGTTGGTAACTTGATGCCGTGTAGCGAGCCACCATTGCTGTGCGGACAAGGTTTTAAGACGTGTGAGTGTGTGGACCCAGCCTGTCAAGAGATGAGGTTGACTGATTGTGCAGCACTGTGTGTATATGTTCCGATGCCCGAACCTCCAGTGTGTGACCCAATTAGAGGCATAGCACTAGTGCAGGAGGAATGTAACAATTTTGATGAAGATTGTGATCAGGTCATTGACGAGAACCTAGCCCAAGCATGCTACACTGGTGAGCCGGAAACGCTGCTTGTAGGTGTCTGTATTCCCGGAGAGGTGTATTGTCACCAAGGAGCGTGGGGCAACGACCGTAACGGCCGATTTGAGCCCTCGCTGTGCACCGGGGAAGTGACACCAAGCGAAGAAATATGTGACGGAGCGGATAACGACTGCGATGGAGTGGTAGACTATGGAGAGGAAATAAGAGATACAGACATACTTTTTATTGTTGACTGGTCGGGTTCCATGGACCAAGAGATAGAGGCAGTACGGATTGCCCTAAACCGATTCGCAGGACAATTCTCGGCTGAACAACAGCTCCAGTGGGGGCTGATTGTAGGCCCGAAGGAGCTTCCAAGAAGTGAGAAAGAAACATTAGTATTAGTGTCTGACATTGCACCATTCGCTCAGTTCTTAGCTGCCTTTGCCGCTTTGGGAGTAGAAGGTATGGATACCGGCAGCGAAATGCTCTTGGACGCCATATACCTTGCAGTTAGAAACCTCTCAGCCAACGCGAACTTGGACCTAGACTCTGTCGCCTGGTGGAGAAATACAACTTCTATCCCCGAAAAGGAGAACTTCAACATTACGTGGAGACCCGACACTGACAGGGTAATAATAGTATTTTCAGATGAGAACGAGCAATCATTTTTAAGAGATGTCAACGATCCAGAGGGCCCTCGAAGGCCAATCACTGAAGGGATAGTCGCAAACGCAGTGAGAGCTTCTCCGAGTTTGAAACTTTATACATTCGCTGAAATGCCCAGGTTGGGCAACGCGAACCAGGACTGGGAGAACATAACCTTAGCAGGAGGAGGTGTAATCTTCGAGTTGACTTCCAACGCAGTAAGTATGTACAACGACCTTATGTCAATCATTGACGAAGCTTGCCTACCAAGAGCAAACGGCCAAGCCTCAAGGAAAGAAATCAACTATTCATTTGCATCACACTCGGAAACACGTTATGATTATGTTCGAGGCGTATGCTACTAGAAAGAGTAGTGCTGGGTACGAGCCTAGAGTCAATAACCTACGCTTTCCTAAATGACTGCTACTTCCTTCCAATTATAGAATACTCTCCAATGTTTTTTGATATCTCTACAATGAATCTATTTGGAAACAGGAGAATAGATTATTCATGGAGTAGACTTCAGACCATTATGGCGCTAAATGGAAAACTCTTGAATCATGAAGAAGTCAGCAGCATCAGAGTCTCCGAAGGAGAGATTAAGATATCTTCGTTTCAAGGCCTCAACAAGTATCAGTTTGAACTTTGTCAAATTTTTGAGACCACAGGTCTGCAACTAGAGAATGACATTGTGTCGTCTGCACAGCCTTTGTTCTTAGTTTATGATGATTTCGAGTTGTCAAACCTTGGAGGCAAACATGAATATCTCCAACCAAAATCAGAACCTACGAACTTCGCGGGTAAAATATACTATTACACATCGAACAGGGTCGACGGAGCTCACTATGTCACTGATTGTGTATCTGAGTCAACTCTGTCAAGAGAGCAGTTAAACGACTTTGAGTACTCTGATTCGATGGTCAGATTCGCAGTGGAAAGACACTTGACTTCTATAGGTATCTATGGTAACTTCATGGAGTACTACAAAAACGGAAACCCAAAATACCGCAAACCGAAGGTTGTACATAGTTCGAGAACGGTACGAGAAATAGAAAAAACAATTTATAGAGATTCAGAACGCGTTAAGTTCCTGGAAATGAACCTGAAGGAGATATTTAATGAAGCCAGCACCACACGGCCGTAACGTTGCTGGTATCATTCCTTTGTCCGGTTGGCACGATTCTTTCGATTTTCCATGGCCAGACTATCTGCAACCATTGAGAGAAGGATTTTTAGCTGTCGAAAGATCTGTATATGAATGTGCATATGCAGGCTGCGATAGCATTTGGATAGTATGCAACGATGACGTTGCTCCGCTGGTTAAGCAGAGGGTTGGAGACTACGTTATGTCTCCGAGATATTTTGAAGAGAAAGAATTCGTAAAAAGAAAAGATTATCACGAGAAGTGGATACCTATCTATTACACTCCAATTTCCCAAAAAGACAGAGATAGGAGAGATTCGCTGGGCTGGTCGGTGTTACATGGGGCACTTAATGCTTTTATGATATCAGACAAGATGAGTCAGTGGGTTACTCCTACAAAGTATTTCGTTTCTTTCCCTTATGGTATATATCACCCTGGAAAAGTAAGGGACCACCGCGACGCGATACGCGGACCTGAATCTTTCTTCTTAGAATATGAAGGAAAAACAGTGAGAGATAACATGTTCTTAGCGTTTACTTTCTTTCCAGAGGATTGGCCAAAGTTTAAGTGGAACATAAAGAATCAGTGCACCGGAGGCAATAAAAATAAGCCGTTCGAAGAAAGGTGGTCAAGTAGACATTTTACGCTTGACAAAATCTTTAATCTTGATATAATAGATATAGATAAATCAGTAGAAATAGAAAAATACTATAGTCTTGATAGCTGGGACAGCTTGAAAGAGTATTACAAATCAGACCTTAAAATTCCAAGGCCAACAAAACAGTTTATGAAACCATATATATTTAACAAGGAGACGGAAAGTGACTTATAACATTGAGGACGCGTACAATACCATGTCGTCATCGGCAAAGGAAGATGTTGGTTTTCCTGACAACTTTTTTAACTTGACAAGAGAGCAAGAAAGGTTTATAATGGGTTTATACTTTACTGACAGGGCCTCGATAAGAAGAGACCTGCTACAAACAATTGAAGAAATGAAAGAAACTATTAATGACATCTAGAACAGAAAGCAATTTACCATTTGTTGGGCTGCATGCCCACTCCGTCGCTGGTTCCCCCTTTGACGCATTGGGATATCCGCAAGAACATATGGACTTCGCCTACGAAAATGGTATGGACGCACTGGCCCTAACAGATCATGGAAACGCGAACGGACTAGCTTACCAAGTCCTGCATGCAAAGAAGATGCAGAAAGAAAATAAAGACTTCAAGCCAATTTTTGGCTGCGAAGCATACTTTATTCCTTCTGTCGCAAAATGGAAGGAGGAGTACGAGACTGTCCGCTCCGCCGCGAAGAAGAAATCCGAATATGAAGCCGACAACTCGGGAACAACAGTTGAGGATGAATCCTCGTCAAAGAAAAAGATTAAGTCAATCTTAAATCGACGTCGCCACCTTATTTTGCTGGCGATGAACCAAACAGGCCTACAAAATATCTTCAAGATGATTTCACAATCTTACTCTGGCGACAACTTCTATCGATACCCGAGAGTCGACTATGCTATGCTGAAGAAATACGGAGAAGGTGTCATCGCCGCATCCGCATGCCTTGGTGGCGTATACGCTGGTAATTATTGGGAGAATAGAGATACCGGCCCAGACGCTATTTTGGGGGCGATGAGAAAAACTACTCAAAAAATGCAATCAATTTTCGGAGACCGCTGGTATGGAGAATTGCAGTGGAACAATGTCCCGGAACAGCACGACCTGAATAGATACATCATCCAGATGCACCACGAGTTCGGAATCGAGCTTATCTCCACTGCTGATTCTCATTATTACAACGCCGACGTTTGGAAGGACCGCGAGCTTTACAAGCGTCTAGGGTGGTTAGGCAAAGGTCGACCAGATTATCTATCAGAGGAGCTGCCACTCTCCGTAGAAGAAGTAGGCTACGAACTGTACCCAAAGAACGGAGACCAGATGTGGGAGTCTTACCTCAAATATTCTAAAGAATGCGGCGCCGAATATGACGACAATATTGTAAGGGATTCAATAGTCCGGACTCACGAGATTGCGCACGAAAGAATCGAAGCGTTCTTGCCAGACAACACTGTCCGTCTGCCTGACTTCGTTGTGCCGGAGGGCTCTACAGCCGGCCAAACGCTAGCCGCGCTGTGCGTCGAAGGCTTGCGGTCGTTGAACTTGCAGGATGACCAAGGTTACGTGGCGCGCCTCAAACACGAGGTAAGCGTCATTGAAGAGCGAGGTTTCTCCAAATACTTCCTTACGATGAAATCTATTGCTGACGTGGCTGTGGACCGACAGCTAGTCGGAGCTGGCCGCGGCTCCGCTGCCGGCTCTCTTGTAGCGTACGTATTGAACATCACTCAAGTTGATCCTATCAAATACGGACTTCAATTCGAAAGGTTCTTAACTAAGGGAGGTTCGGGTTATCCAGATATTGATTATGATGTATCTGACCCGATGGTTCTCAAGGAAGTTCTGATTGACCAATGGGGCGACAACTCTGTCGTACCTATCACCAACTGGAATACCTTGCAACTTCGCTCTCTTATTAAAGACATCTCAAAGTTCTACGGCATTGAATTCACTGAGGCGAACAATGTAACGAGCAAGATGGTCTACGAGGCCACACCGCGAGCCAAGGCAAAGCACGGAATTACATCTGGTGTTTATGTTCCCACGTTTGAAGAGTTAGTTGAGTTCTCAGAATCGCTACAAGGCTTCCTAGAGAAGTATCCACACATCAGAACTCACATCGAGAAGTTGTACGGACAGACACGTTCAGCCTCACGCCATGCTGGTGGTGTTGTTGTAGGTGAGAACCTAGACCAGTGGATGCCGCTTATCAACTCAGGAGGAGTTCGACAAACACCTTGGTCCGAGGGTATGAATGTAAGGCACTTGGAGCCAATGGGCTTCATCAAGTTTGACATTCTTGGCCTCGCTTCACTTCGTATGTTGGAGGGTGCTATCGAACGTATCCTCAAACGACATCATGGAATGGATAACCCTACGTTTGCAGACATCAAAGAGTTCTACGATAAGAATCTACATCCAGAAAAGATTAACTTGGAAGACCGAGCAGTCTGGGAGAACATCTTTCACAAAGGCAAGTGGGCTGGTATCTTCCAGTTCACAGAGACTGGCGCTCAATCGTTCTGCAAGAATGCCAAGCCAGACAACATCATTGACTTGTCTGCCATCACTTCTATCTATCGACCTGGCCCACTAGGTGCGGGAGTAGATAGAAAGTACATTGGAGCAAAGTCAAACCCAGAAGATGTGGAGTACGTCAACAACCATGTGCGTGAAGTAACGGAAGAGACATACGGCTTCCTTATTTTTCAGGAACAGATTGCAATGCTTGCTCACAAGTTGGGCAAGGACCTATCCCTGGATGAAGGTAATAAGCTCAGAAAACTACTTACTAAGAAGGGCACTGGCGAAGTCCAGGCTCAGAAAGACAAAATCTTTGACAAGTTCAAGCGCGGATGCTTGGAGAAAGGAATGAAAGATTATGAAGCTAGAGAACTGTGGGAAACATTTGAGTACTTTTCCGGCTACGGTTTTAATAAGTCTCACGCTGTATCCTACTGTGTGCTCTCTTATCAGTGTGCTTATCTTCTTAACTACTATCCATCAGAATGGCTAGCCGCCTTCTTGGATAAAGAGCCGGAGACAAGAAAGGAAAGAGCAATCGCAACAGCTAAGTCACTTGGTTATAACGTAGAGCCGCTGAACGTCAACACTTCGGGGGTCAATTGGGAAATCAGCGATGATGGCAAAACTTTGATTCAGCCTTTGTCGTCCATCAAAGGCCTTGGCATCAAGGCCATTGAACAGATTATAGAGCACCGGCCATTCAACGTGATTGAGGACTTTCTGTTCCACCCAGACATCGTATACTCAAAGCTAAACAAGAAGTCGATACACGCACTGACTCTTGCTCAGGCTTTGAATGGTCTGATGGATGATAGATTTACTGGGCTAAGACACTTCTGGACCGCCATCTCTGAAAAACGCCCGCGTAAGGAGAAAAACCTAGCCGAGAACATAGAGTTGTATGCACCAGAGGGGGATTTCTCGGAAGAAGAGAAGTTAGAGTACCTGGTAAACCTTACTGGTGTATTCCCCATCAACGCGGTAGTGACACCCAGGGTGCGCCAAAAGTTAGATGAACTTTACATACCTCCTATTTCAGAATATGATCCTGAACTTGGCGTGACTTGGTTCATACCTCGCGAGTGTAAACTCAAGAAGTCAAAGAACGGAAAGAACTTCTATGTCGTGAAGGTAATCGACGACAACAATGAAATGACCGTGATTCGCTGTTGGGGCGTTGACCCAGAGAGAGACATTGTGCACATCAATAGACCATACATGGCAAGGTTAAACTATAATCAACAGTGGGGATTTTCCACTTTCAGTATGAGAAAAATGTTCAAGTTATTAGCATGAGGAGAAGCAAATGAACAATTACACAATTAAGATACACAACGAAGAAGAAGGTCTGTGGGATAAAAGAGTGGTAGAGAAGCTCACGTTTCCAGAGGCAGCCATGGAAGCTTACAACACTCGGAGTAAACTAGGCTATGCGTGGAAAGTAGTCAGTATTTGCAAAAATGAAAAGGAGAAAGAAAATGTCTAGACTAACAGGGCTATGCGCCAAAATGACCGTCAACCATTATAGGGAGACTTTAATAAATAAGGGGTACAGCTTCTTTGAAAAGGGGGACTATAACCTCAACATTATAGGAGTTAGGAGCGACTCCGGCGATGCCAGTAGGTTTGACGACCTGATTATCGTCTTTTATAAAATTGAAGGAGAGTGGGTGGTGGACACTTACCCCGCCACGACAGAACCAGGAACAAGGATTTTAAACAGGCCGATTAACGACAAGGGTACCGCCATCTTGGTACCAGACCAATATCGTTCAACTTACAGAATCGACACCCATGGGGGAAAGAGGAAGTATACCGCGCTATGCCAACGAGCCGGAAAAGTCAAGGTTTGGCGAGACGATAATAGAGATTCTACGCCGGATTACGTTGGGCCCGAAGACGAAGGTATGTACGGAATCAACATTCACAGGCAGTTTGGCTCCGACGAGAGAGAATACACAGGAGGAGTCTCTGCAGGCTGCCAAGTTTTTCAAAGCTCTGCAGACTTTTACGAGTTTATGCATACTTGCAACATCTCCGCAGACAAGTGGAGCAATAAATTTACCTACACTCTGATTGAAGAGAGAGATTTAAAAAATAAGGGGATTAATTATGACATCGTTTGATAAAGTAAAGGTTTTCCGTACTAGGCCAACCGCGAAATTGCCACACAGGGCCCATTCAACTGACGCAGGCATGGATTTTTTCTTCGCCCCTCAGGAAGGGGCAGCTGCAAGAATCAAACCAGGACAAAGTGTCTTGCTGGAGACTGGAATCAAGATGCAGGTACCACCCGGGTGCATGCTTCAGATTATGAACAAGTCAGGCGTCGCAAGTAAGAAGCACTTGATTACCGGCGCATGCGTTGTGGACGAGGGCTACGATGGAGAAATCTTTGTCAACCTGCACAATATAGGAACCGGAGCAGAGTATATAGAACTTGGTCAGAAAATTGCTCAGGGAGTTTTTGTGAGAATTGAAAAACCGGGATTGACCCTCATAGAAGAAGATAATATCTATGACGGCGCTACTGACCGAGGTGATGGAGCATTGGGCTCAACTGGAGATAAATAATGGGCTTCTTGCGTAAAATAAAAAGAAAACAAATGAATGCTGCAAAAAAGCAGTTCATGAAGGATTTCAAATCTCAGATGCTTAATTTTAAAAAGCAAGTGAAGTGTTCCAAGTGTGATCGCCCACCAGAGGAAGGGGAGAACATAGACCAGTGGCACATAAACAAAGAGTCGGAGAATATCGATCTAGTGTGCACCGAATGCCTCACTGGAGACATTCGAAAGGACCCTTTCAAAGGAGAAGGTCATGACGGCTCAAACGGACCAAAGGTTGAACTGATTTGAAGATGTTTAGGGAGACAGTTTGTTTCGATGACGTGCTTCTGGTTCCTCAAAAAAGCACTATAAACAGCCGAGCACAAATAAATCTATCAACGTCCATTGGGGAAGTATCTTTCGAGGTTCCAATTGTCTCAAGCCCGATGGACACTGTCACTGAATCAGAGATGACCCTGTCAATGCTGTCAAGAGGTGGATTGGGGATTGTCCATCGCTACAACACGACCCGTGAGCAGTGCGAGATTGTGTACTCGATTCGAGAGGTCCTTGAAGAACAGTCAAATAATAAAGTGAACTCCATCGCCGTAGCCACAGGTGTCAATGAAGGATTTATGGATAGGGTGTCTTCGCTGCATGCCGCCGGCGCCCGCATCTTCTGCCTCGACGTCGCCCATGGGCACCATTCTATGACGGAATCAGCAGTGAAGAAGATAAAGGACAAGTACGGTTCGTCCATCACTGTGATAGCTGGCAACGTTGCAACGGCAGAAGGTTACCTAGATCTATCTGAGTGGGGAGCTGATGCTGTCCGGATAGGAATAGGAGGCGGCTCCATATGCTCAACAAGGATACAAACCGGCCACGGTGTGCCAACCTTTCAGTCTGTTTTTGACTGCCGCGACATCGACGGCGCTTCGATAATTGCAGATGGAGGAATCAAAACATCCGGTGACATAGTCAAGGCACTGGCAGCAGGAGCCGATATGGTGATGCTGGGTTCAATGCTGGCAGGAACGAAGGAGTCACCAGGAGAGACATTTAAATCGAAAGACGACAAATACTATAAGGTCTATCGAGGAATGGCATCACCGGAGGCACAAATTGCCTGGAGAGGCAATGCTCGTTCACTAGAAGGTATTTCGACAACAATTCCATATAAGGGAAAGGTAGATAAAATACTGAGTGACACAATACAGAAGGTCAAGTCTGGACTTTCATACACCGGCGCACACTCCATCGGAGAACTGCAGTCGAAAGCGAGGTTTATAAAACAAACCTCTTCAGGTATGAGTGAGAGTAAGACACATATATTAACATTATGAGAGACCCAAATAAAAATGTTACTTTTGTATTCAGGTGTTATGAGAAGGAATCAGCAGACTTGAAGATTAGGCTCAAATATGATGGACTACAGCAGGGAGAGTTCTTCAGGTCAATATTAAAGATGTACGTGTCACAAGACCCGCTAGTCATGACTGTCGTAGAAGAAATCAAGAAAAACAAAAAGACTATGGGGAGGAGAAAGCTTACAAGTACCTCAAAAGACCTCGAAAGAGGCAAAAAACTGCTATCAGATTTGGGTATTACGGAATCAGATAAGCAGGATATATTTGATATGATTGAAATGGATTTAGGAGAATATGAGTAAATATCAACTACCAGAATGCGCCCGCAGCTGTGTAAAGAGCGGAGAAGAATGCGATAAGAAAAGTTGCCGTATGTGGGTAGACTATGAAGGAGATCAGAATTGTTCTCTTGTTTCTATTTATCACAACGGCTCTATGACACTGGACGAAGTTTCTAAGAGATTGAAGATATCTCTTGTGAGAGTTTCTCAAATAGAAAAACAAGCACTCGCAAAACTCTCGAAAAGGATAAAAATCTGACGTTTTAAAGCGACATAAACTATTTATATTTGTATTATACGAATAAACACTACTTTGCTAACAAGGAGATTATAAAATGAGTGGTAACAAATTACTGAACGAAAACACTATCCGCCGGTTCATGAAGCTGGCAAACGTGAATGGATTAACTAACAACTTCATCAGCGAAAAGTTTGAGAAGGAGCAGGTTAACGAAGAAGAAGAAGACGAAGACGAAGCCCAAAACGAAGGCATGTACGACCGAGATGATGACGATACCTTGAAAGAGGAAGAGGAAGACGAGATGGCCCCCGAAGGCGATATGCCAGAGGAAGGTCCGGACGACGAAATGGACATGGAAATGGACATGGGTGACGATTCCGAAGGCGATTTGGGCGCAGCCGACATCAGTTTGACGGAAGAGGAAGCGCAGCTTCTCATCGACCTAGGTGAGAGATTGTCGGCTGCCATGGGCTCAGAAGAAGAGGACATGGAAGGTCTGGAAGATGAGCCAATGGACGACGAAGTGGTCGCCGACGACCCGATGGGTGATGAGCCAGCTGCTGAAGAAGACCCTGCAATGGGCGACCGAATGTACGAGAATCGTGATGAAATAGTGAACGAAGTTCTCAAAAGGGTCACCAAGCGAATCGTAGCACAGAGAAGAAAGTAACAACTATAATACGAATGTTATTGCTCATAAAACCCCATCCTAAGTAAAGGTTGGGGTTTTTTATTGTGTTGACAATTTCTTAGAAGTAGAGTATACTTGCTATGTAAGTGAGATACAGTCTAACAAAAAGTTTTTTAACGAAAAGGAAAATATAAATTGATTGAAAGAATAACATCCCAACCGAAGAAAAAGAAAGAGCAGAAGAGGGAGCAAAAGGAAAAGCCAGAGTCACCTCAAGAGGACAAGCAGGTGGTGATAGTAAATAACATTCAACTTCCGCAAAATCCTGAACCAGAGCTTAGAACTATTAACCTTTATGGTGATATTACCGAAAGAAAAGGCGCCGACGTAATTGCGGCCCTGTTGTACCTCGAAAACAATTCGCTGACAATGGTACCAGAAGACCCTCTTGACCCGAAGAGCCCAGACAGAATTGTTGCTAGGTCTATATCTATGATGATTTCAACTCATGGTGGAGTTGCTTCTGATATGTTTTCTATTTTGGATATAATGGAGATGATTAAAAGGAGAACCTGTGATGTGGAAACCTTCGGCATCGGAAAGGTAATGTCTGCGGGAGTACCCATTCTCGCTGCCGGCACACCTGGAAGAAGAAAAGTTGGCCGCAATTGTCGCATCATGCTTCACAATGTAATGGCAGGAACAGGCGGCACCATTTTCTCAATGGAGAATGAGCTTGAGGAAATCAGATGGGTCCAAGATCGCTACATTGAAACCTTAGCAAATTACACGAAGTTGACGCCATCCAAGATAAAGAAGCTTTTAAAGTCCCAAAGAGACATCTACATCTCTGCAGAAGAAGCAATTAAAATGGGAATTGCAGACGAAATTATCTAATTACATAGAGGAACTTTAACATGACTTGGCACAAAGAATTTTTATCAGAGAACAATAAGAAGAAAACACTATCAACAATGGGAGATCTTTTCAACCTCATCGAAGAGGTCTATGAAGTAGAGAAGGGTAGACTGTTTAAGTCGAACAAAGACCCAATCGCTCTACTTAAAGAGCAATTCCTCAACGAACGAAAGTCTATGACCCTAACTTTGGATGCTATTCCTGAAATAGCAGTCACAGAATTGGGCTGGACCGACGTCACAGGTGCCGGAGGCGACAATCCAGTGAATGGACCTGAGAGACAAAAGCTATTGCAGTTCTTGGAGAACATTCCAGGCGGAGACTTTGTAGAAAAGATTAAATCACTTTCTAATTTCTATGACAATCCTGATGCTGCAATGCAAGAGATGTTCGGCGAAGGGGGAAGTACTTCAACCGCGCAACAGATAGCGGTAGCTTTATCTTACTTGGTCTTCTATAAAACCTTAACGAAGGTCATAGCGAACTTTAACGCTGCCTCTGCCGGCTTTAGTTTCGAAGCGTTCCTAGCTGTCTTAATGGAAGGCGAGCAAATACCAGCCAATACTGGGACTATTGCAGACTTTCTTTCTAGAAGTGACGGTACCGCCATGCCCGTAAGTTTGAAACTGTATCAAGACGGAAACCTGCACGTTGGAGGCTCTTTCAGAGATCTCGTTGGGGACATAACAAACCCTAAGTTTGATAACGATCTTATGCGTTATGTTGCTGTGACTAAGCGCTTCGAAGGCGGCCAAAAAGAAGGGCAGGACGTCAATGGTTTCTTGAAGTGGTATAGATTTGACTTTACTCTAGATAACATTTTTGACATACTTTCTAGGTCTTCAAAGCACTCCAGGTTGTGCATTCAGTTGCCGAAAGGTGGCCAAGCTTTTATAGACAACCTACCAGGCATCGCTGCACCATCAGCAGAAGAGATGGAAAACAAATACGCCATGGCTTTTCAAAAGGAAATGGACGTTATGAACGCGAAGTTACCAGAGGAACTACAAGTTGATGAGGCATTTACGCAACAATTTCTTAAAAATCTAAGTTGGGCCACACAGCTAAGTGATAAATTTTTCGTACAATTCGACCCTGATGCGGGATTATCAGATGAACAAAAAGCTGCTCCTGATTATGAACCAAGAACGCCATATGTTAAGAGGGGGACTTCTAAAATGTACGGCTCAGGCGAGCCGTTCGCAGCGCTGATTCAGGTAGTGCTGGGGACTCTAGCTCAGGTTAATGACACACTATCTGAACCTAGGTACAACCTGGAGGATAGGACTATCACTAACCTACGAAACGGTCTTGCCATTAACATCGCAAGGCGCGCCAAAGCTGCCAACAACGGCGGCGGAGCCGCTGACAAGCTTAGTATAATAAAGCAATATTCTGCCACGAAAGAGACCATGAAACGTAATAAAATTCTAAGCCAGAAGAGGAACTGGTACACACCGGAGAAGTCTGCAGAACTATACAATGATATGAGCAGAGAACAAAAGTTGGCAGCCTTAGTGCAAACCCGCGGCTTTCTCTCGACAGAGCAATTTGGTTTAACCCAGAACATGGTAGCGGAGATACATACTTATAGTAAAAGCCGAGTTCTTGGCCCTAACCAAGAAAAAGCATTCTTTGGCGCAATAAACGTCGGCCGCAAGAATACACAGAAAATGCTGAACAGAGTTACAGGAATCCTTAATGAGTCTCTGTTTGAAATTTTTGTGAACGTAAAAGCAATACAAGACAACACCTATGCTTATATCGCCGGCGGAATGCAGAAAGACGAACAAGCAGAAGAGGCAATTAAGGCTTCTGGAAATGTTATCTCAAAGACAGAAGAACTTCAATCAACAAAAGATAAATAAACCCCTTGACATTTCAGCCGAAATGCATTATAGTATATACATACAAACATGAAAGCGAGTCAAAATGACCACACAACTCAGCCACGGAACTGAACTCCGCAATAAAGTTCTTGAAGGCGTAAACACTCTAGCGGATTACGTAGCAACAACACTCGGACCCAAAGGACAGAATGTTCTTATCCATCAAAAGGATAGACGACCCTTTGTCACAAAGGACGGAGTGACCGTAGCACAGCACGTCAACTTTGAGGACCCGCACATGAACGCGGGAGCAGAAGTAGTAAAGCAAGTATCAGCAATGACTAATGCAGAAGCAGGCGATGGTACCACAACATCTACAGTTCTGGCAAGAGAAATCCTAAACCAAGCAAACAAGCACATTGCTTCAGGTACATCTCCCATTGAAATTAAGAGAGGACTAGAGCAATGCCTTGAACAGGCTATGGGGTTCATATCAGACATCGCAAAACCAATCGCGTCAACCGAAGATGTAAAGCATATTGCAACAATCTCTGCCAACAACGATGAAATCATAGGAAATCTTGTCGCAACAGCAGCCGATAAAGTAGGCAAGAACGGTTCCATCACCATCGAAGAGGCGCGCTCTCACGAGACGAGTTTAGACCTTGTAGAGGGTTTTCGTTTTGATAGTGGGTATGCAGCAACAGCCTTCGTAACGGACGAGAGACGGGGAGTGTGCCGCTATGAGACACCAATGTTCTTGATTACTGACTCAAAAATAGACCAGGTCAACGATATTTTACCTTCTCTTGAGATTGCCGCCCGAGAAGGACGACCATTCATTATCGTAGCGGAAGATATAGAAGGTCAGGCTTTAGCTGCACTAATTATGAATACTATGCGCGGTTCGATGAAGGTCGCAGCCATCAAAGCACCGCGGTATGGAGAAGAACGTCGCGCCATCATGAGTGACCTTGCAATCACCACTGGTGCCAAGTTCTTTCAACAGTCCATGGGCCACAAGCTGACAGAAGTATCTCTGGTCGACTTCGGCAAAGCTAGTAGTGTAGAAATCACCAAGAATGTGACTACGGTCGTTGACGGTGAAGGAGATTATAATAAAGTTGAAGAAACTATTGCAAAAATCAAAGCCGAAATTCAGCAGACTGAAGACCTTCATGAAGCAGGACGACTCCAGGATCGTGTTACTCGCCTGTCTTCTGGTGTTGCTATCATCCGCGTCGGCGCATCTTCTGAAGTAGAGATGATTGAGAAAAAGCACCGCATTGAAGACGCATTGGAAGCCGTCCGGTCGGCTCAGCAGGAAGGGATAGTTCCCGGCGGAGGCATGACTCTGTTGCGCGCCTCAAAGTCCATCGCACCCAACTTCGCGACAGAGGAGCAATCTGTTGCTTTGTCTATATTTCGAAGCGCGCTAGAGGCCCCCTTTCGCATCATGGCCAAGAATGCCGGCATGTCCGCGGATGTCACAATGTGGACGATATCTGATGCGAAAGATTTCGAAGGAGTTAATTTTTCCACGGGAGAAAGAGTGAACCTTCTAACTTCTGGCATCATCGACCCGGCCAAAGTCACTCGATGCGCTCTCAAGAACGCAGTATCCGTTGCAGCAACTCTTTTGCTGACTAATCACAGCATTGTGCAACAGTAGCGACTACTTATTAGTGCGGAGGTGAACGCTATGGTAGAACAAAAAGATATATTAGATTTAACTAGTAAATTGGACAAAGTGTGTAACGGTATCGACGTTATGCAGATGAAGCAAGAAGAGATGTCAGAAGACGTAACTAAAATAAAAGAGGCGGTATACAATCCGGACAACGGATTGTATGCACGATTGAGAGAGTTGGAGTCCTGGAAGTCAACTAGCTCTAAAATGATATGGACTCTGTTTACAAGCGTTGTGGGACTCATAGGTGCTTTCATATTAAAAGGCATAGGCTAATAGATGTTGGTAGAATTAAAAAAATTGAAGATAATGAACGAGGGATATAAACGCAGCATATCGCTCGCCAAAATTTATGTTAACTTGAACAACGTAATTTCGATAGTTGATTACTCCGGAGCCCACGATTTCTTGCTCCGCGAAGGCGCCGATAAATATTTAGATAGAAGCTTTTCACTGGTTAAGGTAAGCGAGGGCCACACAGTATCTGAAATCATCGCGCTTGGTACCGCGGCCGAATTACATTCTAGTTTTAACTCATCGAAAAAAGGAATCCTCAATGGATAAAAGGTTTATTATCTATGGGCGCGCCAACTGTCCTTTCTGTGTATATGCCATAGATTTCTGCAAAGCTAACGATGCAGAGTATATATTTCTAGATTACTCATCTAACCCCTCAATATTGGACGAGTGCAAAGAGTTTTACAAACATAACACAGTTCCAATCATATTGTCCAACGACACAAAGACCGGCGCGACGAAGAAAATAGGAGGCTACACAGACCTTTTAGAGTGCTTGCCGTGAAAGGTATGACTCCGGTTAAGACAAGCGTCATAAAGGTTGTTTACGACGCTGTACTCCCTACTTATTATCGCTTCAATGCACTACTTGAGGATGTCGTCATGAAGAGAATCCTGATATCAGAAGTTGACAAGGCTGCCTTGTTAGAAATTACCAGCTGTGCCACCACCCTCAAGACCCTCTTGGAAGAATACCTGGAACAAGCAAGGGAACATTCAGCTACAGAATTGCACCTACCGAGAAGAGAATTTGAAGAGTTATTGAGTATGGCGAAGGCGCTGGAGACCTCGCAGAGAATACCAATTATAAACACCGGCATCTGGAGTCACTAACATGAGCGGCACAGCAGCTATACTACTAGGTTCGTTTATTTTTATGCTAGGCCAGGTGGGAGGATGGTTTCAACTGAACTCTCAGTTTATCTGGAAGTGGTGGGAAAACAAACCTATTGTTTCAGCTATCATCTTCGGAGTACCCACGAGCATATTGTTTTGGTATGCTTGGCGTATCGTCGCGAGCCACACTGACTCTGCTTGGTCGGCTCGATTTATAGGATCAGGAACTGGGTTCCTTGTTTTTCCGCTACTGACCTGGTCCTTGTTGGGTGAATCGATGTTTACTCCGAAAACTATGATTTGTTTTAGCCTTGCTATTCTTATAATCCTAATCCAATTGTTTTGGTAAATACTATTTATAGTAAAAAGGTCTCAATATCACTATGAACTTCAACAACACATGGCGAAACTATGTTCGCACACCAATCAAATCTAGGAACGTCCTCCTGATGGAGGAAGGCTATAGGCTAGCTAACTTGTTAGCAGAAAGCAAAAAGAAACTAGCCAAGGGAAAGTTTGAAATAACAAACGAGTTCGGAGTGGTGGATATCCTCGCGACACAACTGAAAAGTCAATTCGGACCTCAGGGCATGTCAAAATACATAATGTTTGCCTGCAAGTGCATGGAAGAATTTTATCAAAAATTTACAATCAAAAACTCAGAAGGCAAGCATGTTATGAAAGATGGATACACTGCGCAGACCTTCTTTGATCAAGTGATGGGTTTAGTTACGGACTTCCACAGAAACCAGCAGAGAATCGATGAGAAAGACATAAACAAGTATACTTTTGATACCCTCACTCAAAAATTGCAAGCCTTGCCGCAGTCCGCCGGAGAAAGAAAGAGGCACCTAAAAGATAAAGAATTGGCCAAAAAAGACTCAGAACTAGTTTACAATGAAAACGGCATTTTTGCTGTGCGTCCACTCACAACACAATCTTCGTGCTACTACGGCCAAAACCCTCGACTAACAAATTGGTGCATCTCGACGAAATCTAAACTAAACTATTTTAACAGATACACCGAACAAGAAGGTAAGGCATTTGTTATGGCTTATTTTTCAGGGATCCCAGAAGGCGACAAAGACCACTTGATTACTTTAGAGTTTGATCAGGACGGTGATCTAACAATGATATGGGATGGTCCAAACAAGTCGCAGGATCCGGATGATATTTACGAAATCGTAGAGAGACACCTCAAGGGCTTGCAAGAAAAGGCATCTGCCGATGCTATAGCGAATTTTAGAGAAGAGCCGAAGCCAATGACAGATGCAGGATTAGAATCAAAGGCCTTCTCGATAGTAGAAGAAATTCTGAGGGAATCAAAAGAATGGATACAACACAATCCACCAGCAGATCCTGAGCAGGCGACAGAGAGACGCTGCCAAGAAGCAGAGCGCATGGCCGATGAAGAATACGAGTTTGTTAGTCCACACTGGGAAATGGGAAACCGAGAACCAGGCGAACCGCCTTCTGTTATGTTCTATGCGAACCTGGAGGTACTCTGGGATTTAGACCAGCCGGAGTACGAGGATGACACAGGTAACGTGTTACTGAACAAAGACTATCGTTTCTGGAGAGACTTCGAGTCTAAATTTTCAGAGAATTTGCAAAAAATGGGCCCACCATGGTCTGACATGTCCGGAGAGGTAAACTGCTATGCTGAAGACAACTATGCGAAATTGGAGCTTAGATTCGACGGGTACGATTCTTACCACGGAGACGATGCAGAAGGCTTCGAGGCCTTTTGTGCAGAAGACTGCAAAGCAATAGAGAACAGAGGCACCCAGATGCAAGAGCTTATGGCAGCAATGCTGGACGCTGAAGCCGGCGTAGATAGAAACAGAGACGAAGATGAAGACGATGATTTGCTTGAGAATAAATTCTACCAAGGCTTAGAATCACAACTCCTCGGAGAAGAAAAAGGCCGCTCAAGACAGAGAGGTATTTATAAGTTCTATTGTATGATTGCTTACAATTTGACAGCTGAAGGTGAAAGAACGAGAGGCCTCGACGATATATTGGCAGACATGCGCGCCCTGCCAAACGTAACAATCGTGACGGTTGCAGTTAGAAATCAAAAAGTGGCTGAGGGCAGGTACATTGCTGGCTTAGCCATTAAATTTATACCATCAACACCAGGGGATATGAATACTCCCGAAAACGTAAAGGCGAGGATAGTTCGAGATATAAAGAGGCTCGTGAATGTTCATTCGCTATTTAAACTATCCACAGGATTGACAAGGTTAGAGTAAATGAGGAAAACTCCGCAAGAGTTCAGAAGAGAATCCGTAAAGGAACTATTTGTCGAAGTCTTGAGAGGTCAAGAACTGAAACTAGCACCATACGACATCTCCGTAAAAGAGTTTTGGAACAGTGACTTTACTGTGGTTGAAATGGTCATAGAAGAGCACATCGGCGGACTTAAAAGATGTAAAGAGATTAAGTCAGAGCAAGCAAAAGGTTTTGTAGACGGAATGTTTAAAGCGTGTTGTGAACAATACGTTGCAGAGCACGCTAGTTTGAACAACCTAAGATTAGTAGACTATCAGGTGAAGCCAAATTTTAAAAACTCTCGAAGCGCTATAGGTTCGGACGCGAAAACAGAAGTGACTCTCATGGTTGAAGTGTCAGGTAGAGGAGTATCAGAGTTTAGTTACACGTCTCGTTCGATACTTTATTCTTCGTTCGCCGCTACGCTCGACGCGTTTGAGTTTTATATCAATTGCGACTCAACATTTAGAAAATTGAATTTGATAATTGAAGACGCCCAGTCTCGAAACCGGGGGGATATAGCAGAGAAGTGTAGATTTCAACTTTCGAAACTCACCGAGGCAAACGCTTATGAGAAAAAGAACAAACATTGATTGGCCTCTGGCGATTGCTGCAGCGCTCGCGACAGCAGCTTTATTCATTTTTAGAAATTGTTAACAGTAATATTCGTTTTATCGTGATATTGTGGATTCTCTCCTTAATTATATTAGGAGCGGTTCAATATTATGGATTCGGATATATCGAGAAGCAGGGGCTTGACCATCGGTGATTTAGTTACTCACGTCCTCTATGGAAAAGAGTGGATAGGCGTAATTCTAGATTTTAAAAACGATGAAAACAACAATTCACTACACAATGAAAAAGCACTGGTCCAAATTCAACCAGGAACCAAACACGAGGGCTTCTTCAAACAGAAGGTCTCGAAGGAAAACAAAATAAATGACAACCTCGGATATGTCTCATCCAATTGGCTGTTTAAGATAGAGATCAAACATGATGACGCTCGATTTACACGGAAAAAGACACAAACTGATAGACGAGGAAGTTAGGAGGTTTCTTAACTTCGTAGATTTGCCTTGTGAAATCATAACTGGCAACTCCGAAGAAATGAAAGAGATTGTTAGGGAAGTGGTTGAACAATATGGCTGGCACTGCTACGAGAAAAACTCATACAATCATGGAGTACTGACAATCGTTGATAAAAAGATATAAAACTCTTGACTTTTCCATCAATCTAAGCTATAATTTATAAACAATCACAACATCAAGGAAACCCCTGTGAAGCAGAACTACGGCTATGCCTGTATCAACATGACATTATCCGATGTGCCTAAGTCCAAGCGCATCATGACTAACCGTTCTATGATTAAAAGAACATTCAAAGCTAAAGGCATCAAGTACGCATCAGAACTTGCCCTTGACAACATCATGGACTTGCTTAAAATACTGAAGTGGAATGAGCAAAACGACATCAAGTTCTATCGCATGTCCTCTGACATTTTTCCATGGGCCTCAGAGTACGAGTACAGTTCACTTCCGGACATCAGGGAGGTTAGAAGGCGCCTCAAGCTGATTGGAGAATACGCCACGAGAAATGGCCACAGACTGACGTTTCACCCTGGGCCCTACAATTGCCTAGGCTCACCCCACAAACACGTCGTAGAGAAGGCTTACAAAGACTTGAACATGCACTCTCGTATCTTTGACATGATGGGCTTCGAACCGAGCCATTACAACAAGATCAACATCCATGTCGGTGGCACGTACGGAGACAAGGACAAGACGGCAGCCAGATTCATTGAAAACTTCAATAATCCCGACGGCCTTGATACAAACTGCAGGAAGAGATTTACACTAGAGAATGATGACAAAGCTTCAATGTGGAGCACAAAGGAGATATATGAAAAAATTCATCACAAAACTGGAATCCCGATTGTTTTCGATTACCATCACCATAGATTCTGCACCGGAGGACTCACAGAAGGAGAAGCAGTCAAACTCGCCGCCAAAACCTGGCCACCCTGGATCACTCCCGTTGTTCACGTCTCGGAGTCGAAAGCTCTTGAATACGGCGACCCAAAAATTCGCAAACAAGCTCATTCAGATTTTATCAAAAGACCAGTAGACAATCATGGACAGATGCACGACATCATGCTAGAATGCAAGAAAAAAGAGTTGGCGCTCTTGAAGCTACGCAAAGTAAAATAAAGAATAGATAAGTATTGACAAAATTATAGCAAAGTGCTATAATCATTAAAGATAAGCAGTTATCACAAACACAAATAAAGGAGAAAAAATGACTGTAACAATTATTGACACCATCAACAATCTTGATGTAACCGACGAGACAATCGTCACACTGACATACGAAGACAAGCATGAGGGCTGGCATTCGACCGGAGACTTAGAGGAGAACGCAGTCCGAGAGACAGACACGGCAGACAGGGTCGCGGATTTAATCACCGACACTCAACTCGCAGTGAGGACGTCGTTCGGGGATACAAACGCCCTCGAAGCGATGAGGGATGCTGATTTTTTGGAGGACTATGGCCGCGGCGAATTTGCATTCCAACAGTTCATCGCGGAAACAATCAGGGAGAATCCGCACGACTTGGATGAATTTGTAGAGTTTTCAACAGAACAGTACGACCACAAGAGAGGTTGCTGTACTGTGTCTGCTGAATTTACGACTACAGTCGCAAACTTAAAGGAAAACATTGACGCTGCTTCTGGTTGGGGAGTTTCTATTCCAATCGAAGGTGGCGAGTTCACGACGACAATCTAAAATGAAAAGACCAGAAGTAAAAATCTTTACAGGACCAATGTTCGGAGGTAAGACGACCAAGATGTTAGCAGCTCTTGAGCGCTTTTCTTATCAGAACAGGAAAACAATTCTGTTCAAACCGAACATAGACAAGAGATATTCTGATGGTAAGGTGGTAACGCATAAGGGACAGACTCATAACTCAGTCTTAGTGTCCACGGGTTCGGAGATTCTTAAAAAGGCTCGCAACGTCGACGTTGTAGCCGTTGACGAGATGTTCATGATCCCTGGGTCTGCCCAAGCGTTGCTCACTCTCTTCAAAAAAGGTAAAACAATATTAGCGTCCACCCTACAGCTATCTTCTCAACCTACAGGATACACTGCGTTTGAAGAAGTAAAAGAGCTAATGCCGTGGGCAACAAGTATAGAGGTTTGCCCTGCTGTGTGCTACAAGTGCAGCAGGGATGCCTACTATACTGAGAGGTTGTGCAAGGAAGACAAAGAAGTGTTAGTGGGCGGCGCAGAATCGTATCAGCCTGTGTGTTACAAACACTCGCTTATGTTAGAAAGTTAATCAGCACCCTATTTAAAGTATGGACGACTTTGAGAAGGGAGACCGAGTCATTTTACTTGATAGGCCATTAGGACACGCCACAAAGATACGAGGAGTTATCGTTGGTTTTGTTGGTGAAAGTTTGTTTAATGTTTTATTGACAAATGGATACGGAAAAGGTAAGATAAGAAGACTCAAATCATTTGAGCTAAGAAAGGAAGATAATTGTGTCTTTGGACAACGTGACAAAAATAAGGAATGGGAGACATTTGAAAACGATAATTGAGGAAGAGTATCGAACATCTGAGTTCCATGAAACAGACAATCTGAACACCAAAACAATAGCGGAAGCTGTCGACTCATACGAGAAAACTTTCGTTGCAATTAGAGAGGCCCTAGAGAATAATGAACAATATTGTTGTGACGACGAAAACGACAGACTCTCAATGGCTCAAGTCATTACTGACTCTCTCAGAAGAAACCAGCTTATTCGTAAGGAGCCCTGATGAAAAGGGGTGAAGCAGTACGTTGCATTGACGATTATGATTTATTCGAGAAGAACATCAACGGAGAAGAAGGCTGCTTCATTAAGTTTAGTGAAGCAAACGACAAGTACCTTGTTTGGTTCCCTTGCAACGGCGAGTGGGCCGAGCTAAAAGAAGAACAATTTGAAATGGTAAACAAGCCAGGATACATCCCTAGCAAGTATAGAAAGTTCATAGAGCACGTCAAAACTTTAGAATACACATACTAATTATTACGTGAAATCAAAGCAAGTAAAATGCAATAAGACCTACTGGTCAACCCGCCACAAAGAAAAGTGTATCTGCGTCTCCATCGCCCGTTGGCTAGTGGAGCTACGATTCAGAGACTCCACCAAATCAGGATGGTACCACTGTCAAGAGATAGAAGAAGTGCCAAAATCACAAGAAAAAGTTATTGACATTACTAAGATAATAAGGTAGAATAGTATTATGGAATTTGGATTTATCTTTTTAATTCTCGCGATTCTGTTTTTGCGGAACAGAATCAAGGCTGCAATCCTTCAAAGCCAGAAGGAAGATTTTGTCAGAGAAGTTATTCGCCGCGTTGACCAAAAAAAGAAATTGGATGAACTTTATGGAAGAAATGAAGATAGGTGATTTGGTGAGGCACAGGCGTAATCACAGTTTGATAGGTGTGATCGCGAGTCTACTCACAGGCAACGGTTATCTTGATGTCTTGAGATCTGACGGAGTAATCGTTTTTACTCACGAACGGTCAGTGGAGGTTATCAGTGAACATAGACGTGGGTGATTATGTCCAATACCGCGCCGCTTCAGGTGAGGTAATGGGTTACGGAATTATTGTTGAAGTGACTAAGTATTGGCACATTCTTGTGGACCAACACACAGGCAAGAGAGAGCATTGGTCTGACGATTTAATGAGAAAGATCGTGCCATGAAGGCAGGTGACCTAGTGCGATGGCGCGCCGATGATGGAATGGGCATTGTTCTACAGACGCGAATCGTCAGCAAGATTACTGGAAGTTCTATCGTTTATGTGCTTTGGTTTGATGGTAACACCACCGGACCGATAGAAAACGATCATGATGAATTGGAGTTGGTTAGTGAAGGTCGGTGATCTAGTGAGAAATCAGCGCGGAGATACTGGTATAGTGGTGGGTCTCGATTATACCGACAGCCAGAGTATTTACGACCTCAACCTTTGTGGTCCCTTTATGGTTGTCGCGACCCCTCAGGGCAAGAGAATCTGGAGCGCTCAAGCAATGGAGGTTGTCAGTGAAAGTCGGTGATTTGGTGAAACAAACACCGCGCTGGTCTTCCCCGCGTTTTGGTATTATAACTCATGACCTGAAGAGCGACAGGTGTATGGTCCTCTTCTTTGACACCAACACTCAATACAATATGGACAAAAATTTGTTGGAGTTAGTCAGTGAAGGTCGGTGACTTGGTGAGGCATCAATCTATTGAGGCGTTAGGTACTGGCATTGTCACCTCCACGTCGTTGGTAGGTTCCGCACACTGTTATGTGCTTTGGTCAAAAGAGCATCTAGGGTCAGGGCATTTTCTAGGTCAGCCGATGCTAGAAGTGGTCTCTAAGTTGGAGGTAATCAGTGAAAGTCGGTGATTTGGTGAGGTTATCTCGCGGTGTAGGCAACCATTTTGACTTGAAAAGTTATGTTGCTATTTTAGTTAAGAAGTTGCCAAGGAATGATTCTTATGAGTATGACTGGCTCGTTATGACAGATGGCAGGTACATTGCACTAGGCAGGCAGATAGAGCAAAGCGCGAGGCTTCTCAATGAAAGTCGGTGACCTAGTGAAAGACAACCACCCAACCGGCCCACGCTGGGTTGGGATAGTTGTTGCCTCAGTGCCACACTCAACCGCTCTAAATAAAGTGTTCAAGGTATTGTGGCAAAACGGTAAGGTTGGAGACAACATCTGGGACTACGATTTAAAGCTACTCAGCGAAAAAAAGCCTTGACTTTCAGTGGTTTACCTGTTATACTTATAATATAGAGAAATGGAGAACTCAAATGAAAGTCGGTGATTTAGTTAGGAACGGACAAGGGCACACAGGCATCGTGACAGGCATTGGCTATGCTGGCAACTGTCCGAGTTATGATGAGTGTCCTTTCTTAAATCCAGACGTTCACGTCGTCACAGCACACGGTAAAAGGTTGTGGAATTACAAGGCGCTGGAAGTGATCAGTGAAAGTCGGTGACTTGGTAAAAGAGAATTGGGGGATGGAAAGAGCTGGCATTGTCTTGGCAGAGGTTCCTCGCCCACCGTACTCATCTCGCAGGAGATTGTTCAAGGTCTTGTGGGGCACATACTCTCCAACATTGCCCACTTTGACAGGTCCACTGTGGGAAACGGAAGCGGAGGTCATCAGTGAAAGTCGGTGATTTAGTGATGTGGAAGTATCATGGCAAGTTAGATCCTAAAAAGACAGGTATTATTGTTTCAGATTATGATTATCCTGGCAAGGACGGGCTTTTGATGCAGAATGTTTATTGGTTTGATTGCGAATGGGTGAGACCAATCCGGCAACAATTTCTAGAGGTTATAAATGAAAGTCGGTGATTTAGTTAAGAAGCGTTGGGGCAAGATTGAACCACACCAAGTAGGGACAGTTGCAATCGTAACCGGCAAGCACGTTGATCCCCTCGGGCCAAACCCTGCGTTTCACGGTTACTGGCTCATGGTGTTGTATCCAGACCGCCCCATCCGCCGCGAACGACCTGGTGAATTTGAGGTGATAAGTGAAAGTCGGTGATTTGGTATCTTTTCGTGGTTCAGTGGGCATTATTGTTGAAGTCGGTGCCTTCGGCAGTTTTGGATGTGATGTGATGGTTATGTGGCATGATGAGGCTACACCAATACCATGTCAAAGTGTGAGGCTAAAAAATGAAAGTCGGTGATTTGGTTAAATGTATTGGTTTTATCGAACACGAGAACATTGGTGTTGTAATGGAGATTTCAGTGAATGGCCACCTCCGTGTGTTAATAGACGGAGAGGTAAACCATCTTTGGCAATATCAAATGGAGGTAATCAGTGAAAGTCGGTGACTTGGTGAGACAGGTAAGTCAACCCCAGTTAACACTTGGTATTATCACTAAGGTTGTTCCTTTCGGGTTTTATGTTTTATTTCCTGATGGGGAATATCGTGTTCATAGAGATGATATGGAGGTAATCAGTGAAAGTCGGTGATTTAGTGAGAATCAATCTGCCACTCGCTGCTGACGTATACCCACCTCATTGGCGACTGGGACTAGTCGTATCAAATGACCTTGTGCGTCTCAGTTTCGTACCTGATAGGGTGATAGTCTTATGGCAAAATGGCATCAAAGAAACCGCATTACCGGACCACTTGGAGGTTATCAGTGAAAGTCGGTGATTTAGTCTGTATAGCACTGCCAGCAAAGGAAAAAAAGAAACCTGTTGGAATTATTCTTGGGTTCAGTGTTGACTTTCTTATCAACAGATATGATAGCCCTGAGTATAGAATACTGTGGCAACACGGTGGAATTGGCACTGCTTCGGAAAGTAGCTTGAGAATAGTCAATGAAAGTCGGTGACTTGGTTAGGTGTGTCGGCTTTATCAAGCATAAACACATTGGTGTTGTAGTAGAGATTTCATTGAATGGTCACCTCCGTGTGATAATAGGTGGAGAGGTAAACCACCTTTGGCAATATCAAGTGGAGTTAATCAGTGAAAGTCGGTGATTTAGTTAGAAACGGACAAGGACACACAGGCATCGTGACAGGCATTGGCTATGCTGGCAACTGTCCGAGTTATGATGAGTGCCCTTTCTTGAACCCGGATGTTCATGTTCTGACATCCCAAGGCAAAAGGCTTTGGAGCTATAAAGCACTGGAGGTAGTGAGTGAAAGTCGGTGACTTGGTTTATTATTTGGATTGGGTAGGTATCGTAATTAAAAGGCACTGTTGGGGTAGGCATACAATATTGTGGAGCTGTGGTACAAAACAAGATTTACATGAAGACAACAAGCAGATTGAGGTGTTAAGTGAAAGTCGGTGATTTAGTTGAGTTGAAGTACGACCCTGGCACTGTCGGTGTGGTCATTAGCACTTTGAATGATAACGGGTTTTTTGATGTGATAAGGATGGATGGAGTGGTAATTTCCGCACACAAAGTGTCCCTGGAGTTAGTCAGTGAAAAAAGGTGACCTCGTTCGTTGGCGCGCCGATGGTGATATGGGTGTTGTGCTATCTGTCAACAAAGGCTCACTCATTGGTGGAGACAACGTTGTATATATTATGTGGTTCGACGGTCCTCCTACCGGTCCA